CAGCGGTACTACTGGTCCTACAGGTCCCCAAGGGGCGCAGGGCATCCAAGGCAACACCGGTAATCAGGGGGCGGCAGGTCCGCAAGGGTCCACAGGTAATCAGGGGGCGATTGGTCCGACCGGCCCTATCGGCCCCACAGGCCCTGGCTCAGGTTCAGCTGGAGCAACCGGTCCGACCGGTCCGATTGGCCAGCAAGGTGCTGTAGGCCCTACCGGACCACAAGGCGCCCAAGGTGTTCAGGGGTTAACCGGCACAGGCGGGGCTGGGCCTACCGGGCCACAGGGGCCGGCTGGTAACCAAGGTGCACAAGGGCCAACGGGATCGCAAGGTACCCAGGGTGTCGGTGGCAATGTAGGGCCACAGGGACCGCAGGGACCGGCCGGTCTGCAAGGCCCTACCGGGCCACAAGGCACGCAAGGTAACGCTGGAAACGCTGGTCCACAAGGTATTCAAGGGCCAACCGGTCCACAGGGTGCGCAAGGTGCCGCCGGATCTGCGGCAAGTTTTGCCGGTAGCGATTTTGAGAATATTAACTCACCCGCAGCGATCTCCCCTGTCGCAAACCCGACTCCGGCAACATTCACCGGTTTCGGTGTGCAAGGCACCACCGTAAGATCCGCAGGTCGCGAATGGCTGGGTGTGTTCGGGTTGACATCCAACACAGGCATTGCCAATCACGGGGGCAGTGTTTCGGACAAGGTCGCGCTATACGCCGCGATCAACATGTTTTCTGGCACGTCGGATGGCTGGGCATTCAACACAGTTACGCAACGTAACCAAGGAACCGGTGCGGTTGCATCTTATGGTTATGAAGTTGACTGCAATAATCTTGATAATAGTGTTGGTGCTTACCCTAATGGTAGTGCAGCGGCGTGGGGCGTCGGTGTAACCGGCCTCGGTTCGAACGGCAGTTCGGCATTTTGGGCAAACAGCGCGACGACGTCCGCGAACTGGACGTGGGGAATGTATTTCCAAGCTAATGGTCCGAGCTTTTCGTCAGCGTGTATACATGTGGACACGTCGAGCTGCCCAGTCGGTTTGGATATGCAGAATGCGAACTTCACGGCAGCGGCCATTACGCTAAATTATAGCGGTTCGACTAATGGCATCCTTTGGAGTAATTCAGGGGATGCGCCGGCTGTTGAATTAGTTACTCAAAGTCAGAATACGTCTCTTGTTGGCGCCATCAATTTTGCTATTCACACGCAGTTAGTGTCACCAACACCCGATGCGACGGTAGGATGTGGTAACCCAAGCTTCAGGTGGCAATCGATTTGGTCCGTCACATCGACGGTTTCCACGTCCGATTCACGCATCAAGAATTCAATCAAAAAGCTTCAACATCACGAATGGAGCGCTCTAGATCTCGTCAACGACCTTCATCCAGTTAGCTACAAAATGAACGTGGGTGGCCACGACTGGATAAAAGGAACAAAAAAGAAGACCGTGCATTCTAGTGAGATGAAAGAAGTTTCAGTTCAAGCACATGGCGTTCCACACTACGACCATGAAATTCGCGATGGTAAGGCTTGGCAAAAGGCCGGGTCACGGAAGCACAAAATTTATCATTATGATGAATACCAAGTCTTGGATGAGGATGGAAAACCAGCATTTTATACCGTAAAAGGTGTAAAACATCCTGCTATTTTGCAGGAACCACGGATGATCGAGATTGATGAACCGACTGATATCCCTGTTGCACGTCCTGGCAAACGGGTTCATCTTGGGTTCCTCGCAAATGAAGTCCGGGATGCTTTTGATAAGCACACCGGCATGGATTGTGCGGTCCACCTGAAATCGAGACCTGAAGAAGATCCGAATGAGACTGAACATATTCGTGAAACGCATATGATTCCAGTGCTGTGGCGGGCTGTGCAGGAATTGCATGCTGCGGTAAAAGCTCAAGCCGAATTAGTTCAAGCACAAGCTGATCGTATTCAACAATTGGAAGCTAGATGAAAATCGCTGTCTATACATGTGCACTTAACGAAGAGAAGTTTGTCGAACGCTGGCTCGAATCCGTTGCTGATGCAGATCAGATATTGGTTTTGGATACAGGTTCAACCGACCGAACCGTTGAAATGTTGAAAGAACATCGCTGCGGATTGCGTCATGCAGCGATCCGGCCATGGCGTTTTGATGATGCTAAGAACATGGCGTTGGCCTCAGTCCATGAAGACATTCAGGTTTGTGTTCAGGTCGATATGGATGAAGTGTTGGTTCCAGGCTGGCGCAATTTACTGGAAGCGGCTTGGGTGCCAGGCACGACTCGATTGAAATATCGCTACGTCTGGAATTGGCAGGCTTCCGGTAAACCTGATCAGGTTTATTTCGCTGATAAGATTGGAGGCCGATTCACCCATCGGTGGCGAGGCGCTGCGCATGAAATTCTACGCCCGACTCAGCCGGAATCAGTTGCCGTCTTGGATGCCGTTCTGATTGAACACCATGCTGACAGCAACAAAAGCCGAGCAAGCTATCTTCCCCTGCTCTGCATGGCGGTTGAGGAAGAGCCTCTGAACGATCGACATGCACATTATTATGCGCGTGAGCTTTATTTTCATAAAAAATATGAAGAAGCTTTTGGACAGTTCCAACGACATCTTTTGTTACCTGCGGCGCAGTGGCTACCTGAGCGGGCTGCATCGCTGCGTTATATGGCCAAATGTCAAGAGCATCTGAATAACACCGCAGCGGCTTATAAGTGCTATATGCTGGCTACCTTGGAAGATCCGCAGTCCCGCGAAGCCTATATCGATCTGGCTCAGTTTATGTTGCGCCATCAAGAATATCCAGGCGTCCTCCATTTTTGCCAGAAGGCATCGAATATCCCAGCTGATTCGTCTAGCTATATCAATGAACGATATGCGAGAGAGGAAGGACCCTTTGATCTCGCATCTGTCGCCCTATACAACATGGGGCAGTTTGGACCAGCACTGGAATTTTCTTACAAGGCGTTGGAATTCAACCCAGATGATTTGCGGCTACAAACCAACTTGAATACGATGGAAGAGGCATATGCCACCGCGAAAGATAGAAATACCTACTGAGGCTGAAGTCGAGGACAAGACTGTTCGGAATGGGCCGATCACGATTTTGCCTGTAGAGGCAACTGTTCTCAAAGCTGACGATCCGGTGGACGACGCTCACAATGATGAGCAGGGGGAGATAGTGCCACATCTGGTTCGTGTGCGGATCATTCGCCGGTTTACATTGAATCGGGACGATCATACGGCACAGACATTCGATCCCAAGGAATCCAATTGCGGAATGCCGGGATTCTATGATGTGCCATTGAAAGATGCGGAACACCCATATCTACAGGCGTTCACCGATCATCCACCACCGGTGGAGATTAGTGCCGGCACGCTACTGTTTGCGGAGCATCAGCAGCGGGAACTGCGGCTGCGAAACATCGAATCTGCCATCAAGAAGCAGCGCGAGAACGAAGCGATCGCGGAAAGTCGCCGGCAGCAGTTTGCGGATTTACGTGATCGCATGGGCGGTGATGAATCTGGCCTAGAGGATGCTCGAATACAGGGGTAAACAGTTCACGTAGGTTTTCAGGAACGGGTAAAAGCCATGCCGTTGACAGCTAAGGGACGAGAGATTCTCGCCGCCATGAAAAAGAATTATGGTAGTGAAAAAGGTGAGCAAGTGTTCTATGCGTCAAAAAACGCCGGCAAGATCAGTAGCGTAGACGAACAGGCCACCTCCGTCCCCCTGTCGCCAGCATCAGGCGCGTCTTCCGCACCAATGCTGGATAGACTGCGCCATACCGTGCGTTCGAATGATCGCTTCAAACGTGGGTTAAAGACCTGGAAAGACGAAGTCATCGGAGCGAAACGAGGTATCAGCGCGAGCTATGACAGTGAAGAATGTAACATCGGGAGGCGGCTATTCGACGCCAAGCTCAAGGGCATGTCTGCGTGCGATGCGATTAAAGACTGCGCGGGTCCGTGGAAGGCTGGAGACGACCTCAGCAAGGAAATCAATTACTCAAAAATCGCTGCCCGACTCGCTTTCATGACGATTGCTGATAAGACGTAAGCGCATGGTTGCAACAGTTTCTCCTTTTGTCAGCAATGACCAGTTTCGGGCTGATTTTCCGGCGTTCAAAGATATTGAAAAATATCAGAACGCGTCAGTGACGATGTATTTGACATTAGCAGGGAATATGTTGCCGGCGAATCGTTGGTATGACATGTGGACGATAGGCCAGGAGCTATTCGCAGCGCATTTTCTGGTGCTTGATGCACAAGATGAGGGAGCTGTGTCGAAAGGCCGAAACACACCAGCTGGTCCGATAACCAGCAAAGCTGTTGGTGCCGTCAATGTCAGCTATGATGCGACGTCTGCAATGGAGGTGAATGCAGGCCAGTGGAACATGACCAGTTATGGCCGCAGGTTCATCCGGTTCGCGCGCATGGCGGGAGCAGGGGCGGATCAGATTAATGGCGCACAACCATTCCCCGGTAACTGGTTTCCGGGGAATGCTCTGCCTTATGAGACGTTCTAGTGGCACTTCCAGGCACGTTAACCATTACCGTCGATAGGGTAGATGAGATTATCAAAAACGTTGCTGAGATGACGCAGCAGCGGCTGCTTGTTGGCATTCCAGACATCAATGCTGGTCGCAATACGCAAAACGGTTCAGGCGCGTCGAATGCGATCATTGGCTATGCTATGGAATTCGGATTGACCGGGCATGGAGCGGGTGGCTTTCAGGTGCCACCACGGCCGTTTTTACGCCCAACAATAGCCGATATGAAAGCTCGCATTACTGACACCTATCGACTGATTGGTCTGCGTGCGCTCGAAGGTGATATGAATGGTATGAAGCGGATGATGAGTTCGCTTGGGCTTGAGGCTGCTAATAACGTGAAAAAGCGGATCAGTGCCGGTATTCCACCACCGCTGGCGACTTCCACTGTGGAAGGACGCCTTAGTCGCACGCAAAAGGGTTCAGCAATTCTTCGCCGATTACGGACACAGGGAACGGATCTTCAGAAATGGGGCCAAGGTAACTTGACCCCATTAATCGATACCGGCCAGCTTCGCAATGCCATCACCTATGTCATTCGGAAAAAGCCGCCGCAGTTATGGGCCGCTAGAAAGCAGAGCGATGGCATTAATTGATGTCGATGAAATTCTCGGTGATCCAGACTTTGAAGATTCGTTCACTGTGACGCGAAATGTTGAGACGATCGGTGCTGATGGACGCGCAAAGTTTGCAGCGGAGCTGTTTACGACGACAGGTGTCGTACAACCGGCTGGTCAACGGTCGCTGATGATGTTGCCTGATGGCTCGCGGGTACAGGGGGCGATCGATATCTGGACGCAGGAGCAGTTGCGGGTCAACGATGGTGTGAATGCTGCGGACAGCATTCAGTGGCATCACCGGACTTACGTTGTGTCTAACGTCGATGATTTTACGAATTATGGCCAGGGCTATGTGCGGGTGACGTGCACTCTCCAGAATCTGACGGGGCCAGGGGCTGTTAATGGTGGTAGGTAAGCTAAATCCGGCGGCCGTGCAATGAGTGGAAACACGAGCGCTACAGGCGGTCCGCTGCTTCAGAGCAATGCTGTTCCGCTCAACGACGCCGCGTTGGATGACTTACTTCAACAGCTCGTTGTCGGTGTGACTGGGCTGCCAGGGACGCTTGTGCGCCCACGTTGGCAGCGGCCAAGCAGCAACCCAAACGCACCACCGACCCAGCCTCCCCCTGACACCGACTGGGCGTCGATTGGGATCGTGCAGCAAGAGACACACGACTATCCCTTCGAATATCAGGTAGGGGCCGGGGACGGTTACACTGTCCAGGTGACCTGGGAGACGATTGAGGTATTGGCTAGCTTTTTCGGGCCAAATTGTCGGTCGAATGCTTCGACTTTGCGAGCTGGGATGTATATTTCCCAGAATCGTGAGATTCTAGTCCCCGTGGCCATCAAGCTACGTGAGGTAGGTGTAGTCAGGCTCATACCCGATCTTGTAAATATGCAATGGATCAGTCACTGCGATGTATCGATGATTTTGGATCGTGAGATACACCGGAATTACGCCATTGAGAATCTTGTGTCTGCCGAAGTGGATTTTAGCGTCGATGAATCACCGCTGATGACCGCTAAAGTTGTTGTATCTAACTCATAACGCGAGGGCCGAACTAGATGTCGGGTAGCGCAGGTCTTTCGGTCTCTGACGTTGTTAACGTCACCGTAACAATTTCTCCGCTGGCTGCGGGTACGAGAAACTTCGGCGCATTGATGATAGCCGGTCCGTCGAGCGTCATCGACGTGGTTAGTCGTGTTCGTGCTTATTCAGATATGGATGACGTGAGTGACGACTACGGTAGCACGATGCCGGAGTGGCAGGCTGCTTCGCTTTTTTTCGGTCAAGCGCCGCAACCATCCATTTTATACATCGGTCGCTGGGCACAATTCGCCACCCCAGGTCAGCTGCTGGGTCTCCCCCTGAACCCCGCAGCGCAGGCATCGCTGGTCTCAACGCTTCAAACTATTTCTAATGGCAGCTTTCATATTGTTTTGAACAGCGTTGGTCATGACGTTTCAGGTTTGAACTTCAGCTCTATCACGAATCTGAACGGCGTTGCGACGATTATTCAGAACGCGTTGACCGGTTTCTTGGCTGGTACCACATGCACGTTTGGTATCGATTCATTCAATCGATTTGTTATCACGTCAGGCACGACAGGGGTGTCGTCGTCGGTAAGCTATGCCACGACATCATCTGTCGGTGGTGCGACAGACGTCTCTGGGTTGTTAGGATTGACTTTGGCGGCTGGTGCTTCGGTGCCGGTGGCTGGGATTGCAGCGGAGACGGCGCTGAGTGCTGCTCAGGCTTTGTTGGGGGCCTCATTGAATAATGGCGACGTGTATGGTTTCATGTTTGCTCCATCGATCATTGGAGATATTACAGATGCGATGCATGAGTCGATTGCTGGATACATTCAAAGTCTTCCGGGTGGACATGTTTATGGCATAACCTCGAATGAGGCTGCGATTCCGACTAATTCCACCGAAGATCTCGCAAGCGTCCTCGGAGCGTTGGATTATTGGCGCACGTTTGTGCAATATTCCACAGTCAATGCTTATGCGGTGGCTTCGTTCTACGGCCGCATGTTCACCGTCGATTTTACGGCACAGAACTCAACCACGACTGCCAAGTTCAAGCAGGAGCCAGGGGTGATCCCGGAAATTCTGAATGAAACTCAGGCGAAGTTTCTGAATGCCAAGAACGTCAATGTTTATGCGGCGTATAATAACAATACCTCGATTATCCAGCAAGGCACGATGATCAATGGCTACTTCTTCGACGAAGTGCAGGGCCTTGATTGGTTGCAGAATAATGTTCAAGTTAACCTGTTCAACCTGATGTATCAAACCAATACGAAGATTCCGCAAACAGACGCTGGGACGCATTTGTTGGTGACGAACGTCGCCGCTTCAATGGAAGCTGGTGTAAATAATGGTTTGATTGCGCCGGGTGTGTGGAACAGCACATTCGAATTTGGTAGTCTCCATAGTGGTGATACGTTAACGACTGGCTATTATGTTTACTGCCCTCCGATTTCATCGCAAAGCCAAGCTTTGCGAGAACAGAGAATTTCTCCACCAATTTCGGTGGCTTGTAAACTTGCAGGTGCAATTCATTTTGCTAACGTAGCTATACAGGTCAATCGTTAACAAATTACGCAAAACTGCGGAATAAGATAGGAGTTTTGGCGTGGCGGGTTTACCGAGCGGAACATATTCTTTCCTAGACTGCCTAGCTTCAATAACTGGCCCTGGTGGCTCGTTCAGTTTAGGGGTGGGCGCAGGCACAGCGGAAGAGGGCATCACCATTGAACGCCTTGGTGACAAGGATACGATGACGATAGGTGCTGATGGGACTCCGATGCATTCATTGCATGCGGATAAGTCTGGTCGAATCACGCTCCGTTTGCTAAAAACGTCGCCACAGAACTCATTGTTACAAGCAATGTATGATCTTCAATCACTGAGCTCCGCGGTATGGGGCTTCAATGTGATACTTGTGTCGGATCTGGCACGTGGAGACACCACAGTTGCACGTGCTGCGGCGTTCGTCAAATTTCCCAATATCGCTTATGCGAAAGAGGGTGGATTGAACGAATGGGTATTTAACGTAGGCTATATTGACAGCGTCTTGGGAGATGGCTCGCAAGCGTCGTAATTGGAGTGTGAATGGACATTGAAATTAACGGTATTCAATATCGGTCAAACAATAAGATTAATGCAATCGATCAGTATCTTATTGCTAAACGCCTCGTACCTATTTTGGATGTGCTACAGAAGGTCAGCAGGGTAAGGCCAGAGGACGAAGAAGCCCCTGATCCGATTCTGTCGCTTGCTGAAGGTGTGTCGAAGCTTTCAGATGAAGACTCGATGTTCATTTTCAACAAGACGCTGACAGGTGTTCAATCCAAGCGTGGCGATCACTGGGCGCTTATTTGGAATCCGCAGGCAAAGCAGCTTCAGTTTGATGATATCGATATGACGGTCATGCTGCGATTAACCTTCGAGATCTTGTCGGAGACTATGGGGAGTTTTTTGGGCTCCCAGGCCGTAACTTTGCCAAGCACGCGGTTACCACAAAACGGCCGGTAAATTGGGTTAGTATGGACGATGGCCTGGACTGGGTGTTCAGGCCCGTTTTGAGGGGGGTTTTCAGGGGCGAATCATTGTTTGATGGCACGGTTGGAATGATGGAACTGGCCATGGCGAACCAAGCCTTGGACGTTCAGGATGAAAACCAATATTTGTATCAAGAGGCTAATAAACCGGACTAGCCAGCGTGTCAGAAGGAAGTTTAAATGGCTGATACCGCTGTTCTCAAAGAGTTTTTAGTTTCTCTCGGATGGAAGGTTGATGAAACCAGCCATTCGAAATTCACCAATACCATTGTCAGTGCGACGAAACAGATCGTCGCCTTTTCAACCGCTGTAGAAGCGGCAGCATTGCTGGTTATCAATCGCGTTGCTGCGATGTCCGACCAGCTCGAAGATCTCTATTTTGCAGCGCAGCGGACAGGGGCGTCAGCGGAGAATATCCGCACGTTCGGTTTTGCTGCAAGCCGACTGGGATCATCTGTTGGTGCAGCTCGGCAGTCGTTAGAAGCATTTCGCGCGTTTCTCGGGTCTGCCCCTGCCGCCAACGGTTTGCTGCGATCCTTCGGCATCGACCCAAACCAAGATCCGACAAAGGTTCTGGTCCAATTTGGTGGATACCTCCGTAATCTTGTTGAGCATGGCCAAGAGTATTTAGCGCGCGTTCGAGCCGAGCAATTTGGCATCGATTGGCACACCGCACTCAGTTTGATGAGTTCGGATTTTGGTAAAATTCAAGCCGACTCCGAAGCGACGTTTAAACGTGTCGGCATTAACATGGCCGTTGCGACAAAACAGTCGCACGAATTTAATAACCAACTTGCATTTCTTTACAACACATTTGACGCGTTGCGGATCAAAGTCACTGAAGTGCTGCAACAGCGTTTAGCAGGGGACTTCATCCGATTCCGGTCGATCATAGAGCAGAACTTTGACAACATTTCTGATGTTATTTCAAATGTTGGTAAAGCCTTTTTGTGGGCTAGTGAGCAATTTGTTGACGTTATTGGACGCATTGGTCCAGTATTTACTCAGTTGAAAGAGTGGTGGAGTGAACTTACGCCTGCCACTAAAGATTTGGCGGTGCACATTGTAGAATTTGCTGGTGCGTTATGGGTATTGAATCGAGCGCTGAGTAATCCAATAAGCTCAGCGATCGGTCTGATCGCTGGCGCTATTTTACTCCTTGTTGACGATTACATTGCATGGAAACAGCACCGTGACCATTTTATTGATTGGGATAAATGGGAACCGCGTATAAAAGCAGCTATCGAAGGAATTGAGCATCTAGCAAAAACGATCGATGGATTAGTGCAGAGAATCGGCGGCTGGGGAGTCGTTCTCGATGGCTTTTTGATTTTTGTCGCTGGTCGATTTGCTCTGGGCATCATTGGCGCATTTGCCAAGATGGGCTTGGCTGTTTTAGGCTTTGGTAAAAAATTACTAACGCTCGGGACAGGGGGTGGAGGACTCGCTGCTGGAGAGGCAGGTGCTAGTGCTCTAGCAGAAAATGGCGCCGCTGCTGGCGGCGGTTTGTTGGCTAGAAAGGGTATTATCGGCGCGGTTGCTGGAACTGGACCAATTGGTCTGGCAATCGCGGCAGCAATTGCTGCGATGACTCCCTCATCGACTCAAACTCAGAGTCAAGAAGACGCGCTTCTAAACAAAATGAATCGGTTTGGGGATAAACCGCCACCGCACGATCCATCAATTATACGCTCTGACAACCCAGATGTTCAAAAAGACGATCTCGCGCAGAGTTTCTGGAGTTTAGGTTCGACCGCAGGCACGTGGCTGAAGGAAGGTGTTGATAAAAGTGCTGACTTTGCCTCCAAACTATTCGGCTTATTCGACAGAGTTATTGTCAACAACGCTGTGCTAGTGTCGCCAGCCAACGCTGCTGAATGGGGTGGGGGCGGTGGAGGCGGCCTCCCAGGGGATGCTTTGGGACCAACCCCCCCTGCCACAACCAGCGCTGAGATTCGAAGCCGCGCGCGCATGCTCATGGCGCGCTTGCAGAAAGATCTCGGCATTACGTCGCAAGCTGCGGCGGCTGATGCCGGTAATGCAGCGGCCGAATCTGGCATTCGCAGTATTCCGACTGGCCTTGTGCCACAAACAACGACATCAGCTTTCGGTATGTGGCAGTTCACCGGCCCTCGGCGAACAGCGCGTGATGCCTTCGCACGTGCGCATCCGGATCTGTCACCAGAAGAGGTCGATATCCAATACCATGAATGGGAGTTGAAGAATAAGTTCCCACAACTATTGGAAAAAATGCGTCAACCGATGCGGAATTTTTCGAGCCTTGCTCATGACTTTTTCGAAGATTATGAAGCCGGGCATGCTGGTAATTTGCAGCAATATGAAGCTGGTCATACAGCTTATGGGCAGGCGTTCTTAAAGGATGGTCCGGCACTTGGCCCTGTCGCACAGGGCGGCCAGACTTCCACCACTGCTCCCCCTGTCCAACACCATAGCTATAAGGTAGATACGACGCTCAACGTGCATGGGGTCCAGGACCCACAGTCCGTCGCAGATCGTATTCAAGCGACCGCTGAACAGTCTACTATGGATATGATCCGTAACTCTCAGTCACCGAATCGATAATGTCTGGGGCAATAACTGCCTTCGCTGCGGCGGCTGGTGCAGCCAGTTTTCTTGAAACGCTTCTGATCAGCACACCGCGATCGATCGGTTCGCTGGTGCCGAACTGCGCTATAGAAGAGCGTCACCTCGATCGCTTGGTGATAACGCAGCACCCGGTTGAGGTCGGTGCCAATATCTCTGACCATTACTTTAAGATGCCAACGGAAGTGACGCTTCGTTGGGCTTGGACGGACGCCGGGAATGGCGACGGTTTCGTTGAAGAAGTTTACAACTATTTGCTTGTCCTACAAACATCAGGGACACCATTCACACTTTACACAGGTAAACAAGCCTATTCCAGCATGATGTTGACGTCGCTCATGGTAACAACCGATAAAGATACTGAAAAAGCTCTGATGTGCCAAGCGGTATGTCAACAAATCATTATCGTATCGACCCAAGCGGTCCAGGCACCTCCGTTATCGGATCAGGCTGAGCCGCAACAGACAGGGGGGACAGTGAATACTGGTCCACAAACACCAGCCACTGTTCCACCGAGCTCATCGAACGGTAGCATATTGGCGAACATTTTCGGGGGGACCCATTGAACTTTTATCAAATACCCCTCATCAACGCACAGCAGAATTTCAGCGTCACGCTGCTCGGTGTCATCTACACGATGCGTTTGATCTATTGTGATGATGTGAATGCTGGGTGGATTCTTGATATCGGGGATGTCAATGGAAGTCCACTGATTTGTGGTATACCACTTAAAAGTGGAATCAATCTACTTACTCAATACGACTATATCGGAATCGGAGGCGGTCTAGGTGTACAATTATCGGGTGACATTTTGACTGTTGGTTACACGGATCTCGGTGTTAATACACAACTTTATTTTTTCGCATGAGCAGCAGCACTCAGCTCTTTGGGCGATATCTATCTGTCATCGTGGCACCTGCCGCTGGCGGGGAAGGTATCGAATTGGTCGCGCCCACACTCAATGCACTTCATATTGAGTTCGATGTGCGTCATATTGTCATTAGCACACCACACACAGCACGTATTAAAATCTGGAATGTCTCGACGCAAACAGCGCAGTTCATTGCTAACATTGCAGGTGCGCAGGGGTCAACAGGATCGACTGGCTTTGGTCAATGGCAGGGGCAAGTTATCATCAAGGCTGGCTATACCGGAAACTACGGAACTATTTTTACCGGCTCCATCCGTCAGGTGCGGTCTGGGCGCGAGCAAAATGTGGTCGATACCTTTGTCGAAATTCTCGCAGCGGACTCTGATACAGCGCGGAATTGGGGACTCGTCAATGTCTCGCTTGCTGCGGGTCATAGTCAAGCCGACATTCAAGACATTGTCGCACAGCAAATGTCAAAGTTTGGTACTGTCAACGGCACCAAGGTGACGTGGACCGACGACACGAAGGCTTGCCCCGTGAAACCCCCTGATTCTGCGGCTCGGGGACGCGCACTTTATGGGCCAGCTAAGGCGATCCTTAACGATTTAGCTGACTCTCATAACAATACGTGGTCATTAGACAACAACACGCTGAATTTTCTACCGCGTACGGCTTATAAGCCGGGTGATGCGGTCGTGTTGACTCCGAGCACTGGTCTGATCGGACTACCGAGATTGACAGCGGACGGAATCAATGTCCGCTGTTTACTAAATCCAGCGATTGGTCCCGGCGCGCAAATTCAATTGGATACGTCGTATATTCAGCAGCCACCCATCGGTCTGGAAGTCACGAATCTTAACATACTACCACCGACGAACGACATGTGGGCGTCCGGCCGCAAGGGTTACTACAAAGTTCTTTGGGTTGATCATATAGGTGACAATCGAGGGACAAATTGGTATTCGGATATGATCTGCCTCTCGATCGACAAGAGCGCGCAACTGCCGAATAGTGTCAAAGATGTTGCTTCTGGCATTCCACCTTAAGGGCTTATATGCCTGATTTCTTCGAACGAATTCCCGATCAAAGTGAAGTTTTGCGGCAGGCTGTAGTCAGTCATCAGACGGAGGTCTGGACGGCGCAGCCTGGAGTTTTGACAAAAGTTTCGGATCTTGCAGGCAAAATCACAGTCGATGTGCAGCCAGTCGTTCAGGGGAAGGTACGAACGCCGGATGGTGTGACGACTTTGGTGAATCTGCCAGTCATTCCCGATGTTCCTGTCGTGTTCCCGCGTGGTGGTGGTTACGTTTTGACATTCCCGGTGGCTGTGGGCGATGAAGTTCTCATCGTCCACGCGGCTCGGAATATTGATGGCTGGTGGCAGCAGGGGGGAATCCAACCACCCTTCGATAGTCGTATGCACGATATCACTGATGCTTTCGTTGTGCCGGGACCTTATTCACAAAAAACCAAATTCAGTGGATTGAGCGCCACGACCGCGCAGTGGCGCTCAGAGGATGGCACAATCTTCGCCGAGCTCGACCACATGAACAAGAAAATTCGTTTAATTTCTAACGGTATTCTTGTTGAACTTGATAGTAACAACAAAGTTGTCAACATTAATGGTATGGACATTGATAATATCAATGTCAATGCTAACACAAAACTTACGATTACCTGTCCGCTTACGCAAATTAATGGAGATCTTCACGTTACCGGTGTTGTCACCGCCGGTTTTGGTGGTGGTGATCAGGTCGGTGTGCAATCTCACACACATACGCAGGGCAACGACGGTCACGGCGACGGTGAAGTGCCAACTAATCCTCCAACCGCAGGATCATGATCGTGAGGGTAAGGGCGCAAGACGCGACAGGGGATATGGTGTTTGGTCGATCACAGCGGGCGTTCCTGGTCAATAATGCAGACGCCGTCGGCCAGATCATCAGCACCCGGCTCGGCCTGTTTCTCGGCGAATGGTATCAAAATACGGCGGATGGTACGCCGTGGAACACCCAAGTGCTCGGTAACCGCACCGCAAGCACCCGAGATCCGGTCATCCGCGCACGTATCCTCAATTCACCTAATGTATCCAGCATTGTGGGCTACAATAGTCAGGTTAATACCGACACCAGGACGTTCCAGGCCAGTATGCAGGTCAATACGACCTTTGGACCGGTCGCGGTGACGACGTTCCTGCCTGCGACCAGTGTCGCTCCACCATCTGTCACTACACCATCCAGACCCTTTGTAGCGGCGATTGCAGAGACACCTTACGCGATCAAAGTCAGCTGGAATCCAATACCAGTCTTCGTCCTGGACGATCCACAGTTTGGCGTTATGGACCAGCCAAATCTGCTAGGTTAGCCAATGGCCAGTTTCGATACCATCTATCAGCTACAGTTCCGGGTGTCTGGTAAGACAGTGTGGCAGAATTATGGGCCACTCACAGAAGCTACGTCGGAACTTGTCACCGGCCTTAATCCAGATACCAGTTACGATTTTCAAGTTGTAGCATCGAATCCGGCTGGGGCAGTTATCTCACCGACGGTTACGATTGAAACATTGACGCCGCAGAGCACGACGCAGATAACAGGGGCAACAGCGTCAGGTTCCGGCGCGCTTTTAGCTAATGTCAATCTCCCCGCGCAGGCCAAGGCGGCCCTGATAGGGCGTGGGGCTGTCTCCCCTGTGCCAATGGCAACGATCCACATCACGGCGCATCTTGCCGGTGCCGGATCAATTGTAGCGAGCGCCACTCAGTCGGTTTGGGGTGTTGCAGTAAAAGGTATCGGGGCGGTTAGTGCTCTCGCCATCAGCGAGATTGCGGCAAAGAGTGCTGTGGCTGGGGCTGCCTTAGTGGCAGCAACAGGGGTAGTCAATCATTCCGCGCTATCGTTTGTGTCGATCGCGGGCGCGGCTGGTGTTACTATTGGCGGCCAGCGCATCACCTTTGGGGCTGTGCCGATCAATGGCATCTCAACCATTGGTGTGGTGTCGGGGGGTGCTTCCAAGGCGACAGCCACACTACAAGGTAGTGCTGTTGTTAAATCCGACACCACAAGCGCGAATGCCCAGGTCTGGAGTTCCGTCCACAAGTTTGCGAATATGACGCTGTCGAACAACGCCTCGACAGCGTCTGAACAGACGACGGCTGATGACAGCTCCGTTTACGCCCAGACGACGGCTACGACCGGGCGCTATTACTGGGAGATTCTGGTCTCATGCGCCGACCCGACGCTGATCTCAGTTGGTATAGGCAACATCAATGCGAGCATCGCCAGCCAGAAATTTGTTGGTGTTGATACCAACAGCATGGGTTGGGTCATTGGGCAGGGGGTAGTTGCGGTCAATTCGGTGGCTGTGTCGCCAACATGGCCAACAGTTGGCACGAACACACTGATTGCTTTCGCGCTCGATCTTACCAGCACACCCAAAGCGTTGTATGGGCGTGTAGGCAACGGTCCATGGTATGGAGGCAGCCCGACTGTTGTGAATCCGGTGACCTTTACCGGCGGTGACGCGATTCCAGCTTCAGTGCTGTCCGCAGCTGTCGCCCCTGGCTGTTCGCTTAGCGCAATTGGGGATTTCGTAAATGGCTATTTTTCGGCTATAAGCTGGACCTATGAGCCGCCGGCCGGATATTCTAGCTGGGACACCGCAAACAACCCCCAAGCACCGAACAACCTTCAGGCTACCAATGTCACCGGCACAACACTCACATTGATATGGACATCTTCTTAACACAATGAGTGGCAGCGTCTCTTATCAGGTGCAGCAGCGTGTGCATCCCATCACAGTCGTGCAGATTTTCAGCCCGACCCATACTAATGTATCGGTAACGATTGCCAGCGGCGGTGTCGCTGTTTCAACAAGTGCGAATAATATTTTTGTCAAAGCGTTTGCCGCAAATTCATATTCGTCAGGTTTATTTAATTTCGAAATCACAGTCAACTTTGCCAATACTACACGTGTTGGTATTGGCAACACGAACTCATCAACTTCAAACAATTTAGGAGCCAGTTTAGACGAAATCGGTTGGGATAGTAGTGGCACAGTCTTCAATAATGGTTCAGCGATTGCCACATGGCAATCCTATACAACAGGACAGACGGTTCGGTTCGCTTTTGACCTCAATAATAATCGTGTCTGGGGCCGTGTTGGTGCTGGACCGTGGAACAATTCTGGAACAGCAAACCCGTCAACAAACATTGGTGGAATTCCGATACCATCGACCGTGACTGCGTTTCCGGTTGTCCCTGGTATCGTGCTGTTTGCTTTGTCCGATCATCATGTTGCGGCGTTTTCGGTAGCGGCCTGGACCTATATTCCACCCATTGGATTCGGTTCGACCGATCTCGTAGCGGTGTCTGCGTGGGCCAATATCGGTTCCTCTGTCACGACGCCTTTGTCGGAAACTATCACCGGATTGCTGCCAAACACGAACTACGATTTCCAAGTTGTTGCGAGCAATCACTTTGGCCAAACTGTGTCGCCGACACTGAACATAATCACACCACAGGCTGGAGCACCGGGCGCAATCTCTTTGTTAAGTGCAACTCCGAATGGTTACACGAATCTGAATTACCTTTTTAACGTTGTCATGTCCGCAGATACGTTAGGTGCTGCCCCTGTCACCTACAATGTATTTGCAGCTACGTCACCCAACGGGCCTTTTCAAAACGTCTCGCAATTTACGACGCCTTCTGGCTCCGTAAATATGCCGATCAATATTCCGACGACCGTGCAGCCTGTGTTGACCGGTGGAGCAGGGGGTAGTGGTGAGGCTCCCATCACTAATCCTAGCACATTTTTTGATGATTTTACGGGAACATCGATCAGTCTCTACAGCACCAGAAATGTATCGGCAGGGGGGACGTGGCAACCGGCCCTCTGGTATGTGTCTGATGGTAATGTACAGGGGGGCGGATATACCATAAATCCGTTTGACCCAAATACACCGGAGACTGGCGTCTATACTATTGTATCTAGCAGCATAGCTGGGTTATCAATTCGCACGCCGCAGAGCCAGACGACAGTCAACACAATTGGTAGCACGCAATATGTGCAAGGTATTATCACAACGGAGCAGACATTTCGTCAACTCTACGGATACTTTGAAATAAGGTGTTCGACTCCGTTACTTCAAGGTGGTGGATCTGCCTTTTGGTTGACAGCCAATGCTGATCCGCCGGAGATCGATATTTTTGAAATTGTCTCACCGCAAGGTAACACAGGAAACGGTAACGTTACGCCGTGGATTGTTCATATGGATGTACACAACCTTGACAATTCAACACAAGACTGGTATTCATACCAAAATAACACGTATACGAACTTTAATGTATCAGCTTATCATACTTATGGATGCAATTGGCAATCTGATTTTATCACATTTTATATAGATCGTGTGCAGACGTTTCAGGTAGCTAATCCAGGCGGTGTTTATAAGACAACGCCAATGTTCATCATTGTCGAATATACCGCTGGAGCGAATGTAGTGAGTGATTGGGTTGGCCCAATCACCAATCCTGCACTACTCCCTGCGACAATGGGTATTGATTACGTCCAAGTTTGGAAGACACGGCCATTCTAATGCCCCCTATCGGATACAAAGCTTTAGCCCCAGCGCATAGGTTCCCCCCTGATCCTGCGAGGACGACTTATGTCGGCCGTGCCCCTAAAGATGAATCTATCCGTGTGAAGTTTCACCTTCGCCGTCGGCCGGGGCACGATCCGATTCCGGAGTTTTATGAGTTCTTGGGCTGCCCACCTCGGACACGGCAAGATCCGGACTTTCAACAGAAGTATGGTGCTCATCCTGATGAGATCAGAGCGATAGAGAGTTTCTGTAAAGCATCTGGCTTCAGTTGGTGTGAATCACACGGCTCCCGCCGTATGGTTGTCGTTAACGCTTCGGTCGATCAGTTGGAAAAGGCATTTCATACTGAAATTCATCATTATGAAAAGGAACACCCAAGGTTAGGCCGCTACAAATTTCGGACGCATACGGGATTTCACGTTCCGGACCATATTCATCCGATGCTGCATGCGATTCTCGGTGTGCATACAGAATATAAAGCTGTTCGCGCTACAGTTCCTCCAGCCGATCTACCTAATGGTGTTTCATTTACACCACAACAGATATCTGGGATTTACAGCGGATTGACAACAAGCGCTAATCAGCAAGTTATTGGTCTTTATGGTTGGCTTCAGAATGCTACAGAAATTCAAAATACTTTGAACAATTGGGGTTTAGCTTCTGCTGGCACGACGACGAGCACAGTGTTCGTGTCTGTCGATGGGAGCACAAATGGATCTGATCCAAATAGTGGAGATGCTGGAGAAGGTAACGTCGATAATGTTATGATCTTGGGATTTTCCGGAGGTGTGAAAACTTTAGCGATTTATTTTGCTGATCGCTCAGCTGAAAATTATCCAGAGTTGCTTGCACGAATGTTGCATCCCAATCCAGGTGATCCTGTTGTAACTCTATTTTCAATATCAAGTGTTTTTACGGAAGATTTTGAACAGAATACATACATTCCCTTTTTTAATGCATGTGAGACTTATCATGAGGACGCTGCACTTATTGGGGTGACAATCATCTCTGCTGTTGGTGATGAAGGATCTTCAAATTACTTTCCATCAACAACGGAAAATTGGATAGCTTATCCTTGTGGCAGCCCTTGGATCTTAAATACAGGTGGGACCACAGTCGCTAGCATCGGCACCGGTCAATATCCGACATTCACTGAATGGGTTTGGAACGATAACCCAAATAGTATCGGTGCGACAGGGGGTGGCATAAGCAGAATTTTTCCACGACCTACTTATCAGACGATCTACGTCCCAAATATGCCAGCACAGTCGGATTTTGGTTTTATAGGGCGTGGAATGCCTGATGTAGCAGGGAATGCTAGCTCATTCAGCGGTTACAATACCGAAGTTAACGGCGCGTTCGGTGTGATTGGTGGAACTAGTGTGACAGCACCGCAGTATGCCGGTTGCCTTGCCAGAGTCATGCAAGCGTTGGGGCGTCCGTTGGGGTTTCTTAATCCAACAATATATCATATTCAACAAGGTCTGTGGAACGCGCAAGCGGCTAATGGGGCCGGTGTCAATATTACTGACACCCACGGTAATGTTTTTAGCCTCGTTACGTCAGCAAATAATGGTTTGCAAATCGCAAACCATGGGACCGTGGATGCGACAACAGCAAACGTCGTGTATTTATTATACATGAGCCCGCCCATTGATTTGCTTTTTCAACAGAACAGTTCTGGCTTATTTTATGAAAAATCTCCTGGTGATGCAAACTCTGTATGGGCTCAGGTTAATGACCCAATTCCGTTTTTATTAACCATTCGCGATATCGGTACGCAATCCGGTAGTGGCACGAATAATAGTAGCAATGGATCTCCAGGCTATCCTGTTGTTAACAACGGGTGGGATGCGTGCACAGGCTGGGGTGTCGTCAATTTTCAAGCGTTAACAAATTATCTTGTGTCGGCGTCATTTGACAGCATCCCAGTATGGTTCCAGGTCCAGGCAACAAATGCACAGGGGACGGGACCGACGTCGCAGACATACGGACCGTTTACGACGAGCCCATTTACAACAAGACCTGTTTTCACAATCATTCCAGTTCCTACAAATGTCCATTTAGCTGGAGGAACTGCTGGAAAGCCGCTGATAGCCTGGACATGGGTTGGGACAGGAACTCCAACATTCAACTTTCGTTGGACGTTTGATTCTCTATCACCCGGTTATGCTACATTCATTTCAAGTCCTACACAGACGAGCTCAACAACTTGGCAGCTTTCGCTGTCTGGCGCCGTATCTGGCGATTTTTACCTCGCGCAAGTTCAAGTCATCACCAGCGCTGGAACCAGTGACTGGGGTCCGTCAATCGCATTCGCATCACCTTGAAAGATACAAATTAAGTGGGAATCATTCGCAAACCGAAGGGCTGGTATGGTGTCGTGCGGCTCGGCTCCATAGGTGACAATCTGATGTGCTCATCCGCGTTCCCCCTGATCGCGCAGGATTACAACCTGGAAGTTATCGCGCAAGAGCCGCATCATGTCGTGTTTGAAAACAATCCCTACATTGACAAGCTGTCGGTCAAGAAGTCAGGGGAGATCGGCACACCGCAAGGGGGAATCTTGGAATGGCAGCGCTGGTTCGTAGGGCGGTCAGGCGAATTCACGAAATTTGTCAACTTGAGCCACACCTGTGAGAGCACCCTCGCACTTATCCCTGCTCAAACGCAGTTTTATTGGCCGTCGTCGGTGCGTCGCAAAATGTGTGGCAAGAGCTATATCGAAATGGTGCACGATGTCTGTGAGGTGCCTCACGACTTTACAATCGGGCCTCGATTCTATCCAACTGATGAGGAAATAGAAAAAGCGCTTGACACCAAACGAAAAGTCGGCGATCGAGTCATCGGGTGGTGTATTTCTGGTTCCCGCCATGATAAGTTGTATCCGTATTCGGCCATGGCTATTGCTAGGCTTATTAGAGAGCTCAATACCCCAGTCATCATGTTCGGTGCACCGGGCAAAGACTTCGAAATTGCGAAAACGATTCAGGAGCACGTACAACGTCAAAATGGTAGCGATGACGGACTGCATCTCGCGCTCTCCCCTGATCCAGCCGATCCGAGCTGGCCGATTAGACGTTCGTTGACTCAATGTCAGCAGTGCGATCTCATGATAGGCCCTGATACGGGACCGCAATGGTCCGTAGGCATGGAGTCAATACCAAAGATCCTTATGATATCTCACGCATCCGCGGAAAATATAACGAAACATTGGGTAAATACAGTTACGCTTGAAGCAGACAAGATTAGAGTGCCTTGTCACAGTTGTCATAAGTTACATGACACCCCTGAGACATGTTTCCCGAACAAGGATAATACAGGGGCAGCGTGCATCTCTGATATTAGTGTTGAAACTATTCTTCTAGTTGCCAAAGGTCTTTTACATCTTCGCGCAAATGGTCGTATGGTGAAAGATCTTCGGATCTGTTCGCCAGGGGTCAATGTTGTGACCGGTTTGCCGATTTCAGATTGGTCAGCGCTTGATCGTGCTTGATCATATAAATCTTCAACCGCTTCTAATTGATGAGCATCGTCAGAAGAGCGCGTCGGAGATGGTGCCGTCAACTTAAATTAGGAGTATAAATCGGTGGCTGGTATCAGCACGTATGCCCAAAAGGCAAAGACTCCGTAACGAATGAGTTTTGGCCCTTTAGATTGAGAAATCTATCGAAGAACCGGGTGAACTCAAAGAAGTACCAGAACGGTTAACTTTGAGCCAAGCCGTCGCAAGACGGAAGGTGCAACGATCATCCCGCGAGGGAGTACACTCAAGTGAGTGGAAGCGCCCGGCCCCATTTGATGCAATGGGTGATGACATGATCTGCTCTGCATAGGGATATGCAGCAGCTCGAAAGAGCGGTGATAGGATTAACGGCCTGTCGCGAACACATAGGATGCTTGATTGGGTTCTGCTCGGGGCGACTCCAACGCGCCCTGGTGCAATGGGTGTCAATATTTCGTTGGGTTCGCCGTCTTCGGTATCAGCTTCAGAAATCGCTCTGGGGTCTGGTATCACGCGGCAAACTGTGTCGTTTGCCCCTGCCGCCTCGCCTGCCGGTTCTGCCTCCAATACGGTGGCCATGACCTTCGGCCCGGTGTCCGGTGCATGCTCTGTATCTGGTATTTCAATTTGGGATACTGCCTCCAGCACTAATGGTTCTTATCTTTGGTACGGTTTGCTTTCAACCGTGAGAACTTTAGGAATTGGAGACTCGCTGGTCATTGCGAGCGGAGCGTTGACGATCACTTTGAGCTAACGAGGCCAATTCCCTTGTAGCCGTAAGGGCCGATAAAACGGCTCTTGCGGCTGCTTGCCGTGTTACCTTCGCAGCTATAGCGAGGTAGCGTTGACCACCGTTTACATCATCGGTTCTGGTACCGGATTGTTCACGCCCCGTTTCACCGTGACATCGGCGGCGAAGGTCGAATGCTGGGGCGCAGGCGAGGCCGGTGATGATAACACCGGCAACGGCGGTACTGGTGGCGGTTATGCGACAATTTCCAACCAATCGCTGACCGCCGGCACAGCGATTCCTTTCTCCTTGGGCACCCCTGGCACCACGTCAGCGCAATCAGGGGGTGACACGTGGTTCAATACGACTGCCACCATCCTGGCCAATGGCGGTGGCTCTGGTACGACCCGCGTCGGCACAACCACGTTTGCTGGCGGAGCCGGTGGCCTCAATGGTGTCAACGGCACCAACAACGGCGTCGGTGGTGGTGGTGGCGCAGGCGGCCCTGGCGGAATTGGATCGACCGGCGGCGACGGAGGGGGCGGGACAGGTGCCACAACCGGTGGCGGTGGCGGCGGAGGCGCGTCAGCATCTGGAGGAACGGGTAGCGGAGGAACTGCAACCGCAGGTGGTAACGGCGGTGGCACCGGTGGGGGAACAGGGGGAACAGGGGCAAGCGTCGTCGGTGGTGTCGGTACAGCTCCAGGCGGTGGTGGTGGCGGCGGATCTGGCGCGACCGCCGGTTCAGCATCCGGCGGTGCTGGCGATGATGATTACGACAACGGCGGTGGTGGAGCTGGTGGTTCTGGCAACAACGGCACCCTAGAAATAAATGGTTCGGCCGGCGGCAATCCAGGCGGTGGCGGGTCCGATCGAACTGGGCCAACAGGTTCAGCCAACATCGGACGCGGCGGCTACGGTGGCATCAAGATCAGTTGGGTGGGAAATGCCCCTGACCAAGTGTTCGTGCTGGGTGGTGTCACCAGCATCAACATTCCTGCAACTTGGACATCAAACATCGCGACGGTTGAAGTTTGGGGCGGTGGCGGTAATGGTGGACCGGGCACAAGCACGTCATCAGGATCGGGTGGCGGATCATCGGGCTACACACGGAAGAATTTCCTCGCGGTCACTGCTGGCAGCACGATCGCTGCCGTCATTGGCGCCGCTACAGGCACCTCCACGGCAGCCGGAACCGTTGTCGCGAATGGTGGTCATAGTGGTGCAGCGGGTGCGTCGGCTGGTGCAGCGGGCGCGGCCGGATCGGGTGGCGACACCAACACAGTTGGTGCTGCGGGTGGTGCAGGCGGCACAACATCCGCCAGGGGTGGCGCATCAGGTGCCGGCACGGCTGGACGGGAGGGCGCCGCTGGGGCCGGAGCGACAACATCATCAGCGACGGGGGCGACAGGGGGGAGTGCGGATGGGGCAACTGTAACCGGAAGCGCTGCCAACACAGTCGGTAAGAGCGACAGTCGCGGTGGATCTGGTGGCGGTGGCGGTACTTCGACAACTGGCACGGCTGGTGGCGGCGGCTGGCCGGGTGGTGGCGGCGGTGGCACGCGATATGGTTCGACCGCAGCCGGTGGTGTTGGGGCAACCGGCTTCATCAAACTCACCCAGGTTCTGACGGGAACCGCCGGGATTGCAGCGACAGGATCAGTCACTGCCGCAGCGCTGCTTCCCCTGTCTTTCGCGACAGCAGCGCTCATAGGGGCGGGCTCAGTCACAGCTACCCCAACACCCCCAGCTACGGCCGGTTCTGCGACGCTCACTGTCACTGGCAACGTGGCAGTAGCTGGCACAGAGATTGTGCTTGGTGTCGTCAATGCGGCAGCGACAGGATCAGTCACTGCCGCAGCGCTGCTTCCCCTGTCTTTCGCGACAGCAGCGCTCATAGGGGCGGGCAGTGTTGCCGTTGCATCTGTTACTGATCAGCTGACGACTGCTACGATCGCCGGTTCCGGTAGTTCCACAGCAACTCCAACGCAAATCGTTTTCGCGCCTAATGTCGATCTGATTGCTGGCTCTGGCAGCGTCTCCATCAATGCGATCGGGCCGGAATCGTTTGCCGGAGCCACGTTTGCAACCTCTGGCAATGTCACAGCGGTCGCGACTCAGATCTTTGCGGCGAATGCTAGCCTAATCGCTGGCTCGGGTTCAGTCACCCCAAGCTCGCAAGCCCCCCTGTCATTCGCAAGCTCGTCATTGGCAGGGGCAGCCAGTGTCTTTGTGGTTGCTGTTACTGATCAGCTTTCCACATCCAGCATAGCTGGGTCCGGTAATGTCGCGACCACAGCCACGCGAATCGTTTTCGCGTCTGATGGAGACATCATTGCAGGTGCGAGCTCGGTCATCGTCAGTGCGATCGGGCCGGAATCATTTGCTTACGCTTCGGCAGCCGGGACCGGCTCCGTTACCGTCGCCGCAGTCGCGCTTGATGCCACAACAGCGGCGTTGTCTGGTAATGCTACCGTAACAACCGCGGCTGTTCTTGATGAACTGACCACAACAACTGTCTCCGGCGTCGGTGCTCTTTCAGCGACAACGATTCCGGAATCGTTCGCGACAGCTACACTCAATGGCACCAGCTCGGTCATAACATCCGTTGGTGCCAGCACGTCCGCTGGGTCTGGGGTGGTCATAGCCGCTGGATCAGTCACGACCACCGCCAGCGTTCTGGCGCTGGATGCGGCAGCACTAGTTGGCGCATCCACAGTCAGTGGTAACGCACTAACACCCTTATCATTCGCGACGGCCGCACTTGTAGGCGTGGGGCTGGGGGCTGGCAGTGGCGAACAGGTTTGGGCAACCAATCCCGTCACCCTAAACGGTTTGGGTAGCGTTGCAGCCAACGGGTTACCACAACAGTTTGCTTATAGCTCGATAGCTGGGTCGGGTAACGCTGCCGTCACAGCGACTCAGCTTGTCGCGACAGGTGTCGTCGGCATCACCGGTTCGGGCAGCGTTGGGATTAACCCAAGCGGTGCAGCGGGTTCCAATCCCTGCTCCGTTGTGATTACCGGTAGCGTTGCCGTCGATGCTATTGTGCTAGCTGCTGGCACAACCACGATCGTTGGTTCAACCAGCTTCAATGCCAGCGCGCTGTCCTCGGAATCCTTTGCGGCAGCGACGATCACTGGCACCACCAGCGTCGAGTCAGCAGCCACCGTTATCGCGCACGTTCTTAGCGTAGCTGTTGGCTCCGGTAATGTAGCCGCGCACGGGACGCTGACCGATACTCAGGCGCAGATTCTGATCGCTGTCGTGGGAGCCGCTTCAGCGTCGGCTTTTCCAGTCTCGTTCGCTACCTGTTCAATTGTAAGCGCAGGATCGATTTACGTCCCCGCTACCCTGATTGATACCCAATCCCAGACGCTAATCGGCGGCGTTGGGAGCATAACCAACGCCAATGCTGTTATTCCAGGTACAGTCAGTGTCACCATTCAGCCACAAGGTCAGTTGGCTGCATCGGCGATCGTCTTGTCGGCTGGACGCGCAGCGCTCGCCGGATCTGGTGCGGGGGCGGTCGTGGCAACGCACATGCCTGCCGGCATGGCGACCCTTACAGGGTTCGCAAGCGTCGTTACCGCCGCCACCCATACACCGACAGCCCGACCCGTTGTCAACGTTACCGGTGCCGTTGAAGCCCGTGCTACAGAGGTCGCTCAGGCCGGTGTCACGATCAACGGCACCGGTAACGTCACCTCGACAATTGTCAGCGCGGGCGCCACAGCCACACTCTCCGGCTCGACCAGCGTCACCGTCACTGCTGAAGCAGCGATCGGTGACGCGGCTACAATCACGGGCTCTGGGACTATCCCCCCTGTCCAAACGTCGCTTCTGTTTAATGGCAAAGCCGTTTTGGTGGGATCTGGCGGCGTCAACGGTGCGGTCTCTCACGCACCGTTCGCCAATATTGTCATCAGCGGGTCCGGTGCAGCGTCTACCGGCACCATCAATCTGGCGGCGGGTCAGGGGGAGATTGCTGCATCTGGCTCTGCGTTGTCCGGTTCGACTGCGTTGCGGCCTGATGGTAGTCAGGCCGCCGGTGAAGGCTCAGTCACCGCTGAAAGTGTCTTACGTCTTGCAGCTTCTGGCGAAATCGACGCTGAGGGCTCGGTCACAACCGATTCGCTGATTCCGCACGCACTGACCGCCAGCGTAGGGATTGATGGCGAAGTCGATGTTTTAATCGACGCTACACCACGTTTGAAAACGACATTTATTGACGGCTCCGGTCTCGTTGCCGCAGATTCAATCCAGCTATCAGCAGCTTATCCAATAATCGCTGGTGTCGGTGTCGTGGAGGCCAATACCCTTATTAGGCGGCTACCGGCACTATTCCCGCGTGCAACTGATCGAAGGATTGCACAAGTTACTGTTGCGCCAACGCCGCGCACGGTCACCGAAAGGTCCACAACATTGCGGGTCACTGATCCACAAAGCGCGCGCAGGGTAACAGGGGGGTCGCGAATCATTCGCGTAAGCCCACGAGGTGCGCAATGACCATTACGTCACAGATTCATTACAATCTATCGGCGTGGGCGACCTCCCACGCCTATACGACAATCGGCACCAGAATTTCAAATTCTGGTAATGCTTATCAATTGGTCACGGCTGGCACGTCCGCAGCTTCGGGTGGTCCAACGACAACAGGGTCCAGCATCACGGATGGGTCCTGCGTTTGGAAATATCTGTCCTCGATAGATTTCACATCGCTTCTGGCTTGGGGAGCGTCATTTTCAGAAGCTGACCTGACTCAAGCTGTCGTTGCCAGTCTTTGGAACAACGGCACGATCACTACGACTAGCGGGACACAGTATCTCGACTTATCAAACTATTTTGGCACATCCCCAACTAATACGGTAACGGTTCAATGTGCGCAGGGTGAAAGCTATCGTGATACATTAGCTGGTCAATCGACACCATTGGCATTCAATGCCGCTGCCGGCGTCAGTTTTACACTGCCTGCAACAGGTACAGGCGCGACGAATTATCTTCGGCTACCATCCAATAGCACGATCATCGGTGTTCAGTTCCAGGACCCGAATTCAGGGTCAGGCTCGACCATCATGGACGGCGGCCCGAACGGCGCCGTTAACCTCTATGACTGCCTCTATGACGGCTACGTGCAGACATCTGCCGGTGGTATGGTGGGCCATTCCGGCGGCAACGTAGCCAATTGCACTTTCATCAATCGGGGTGCCAACAATGAATTCGGTTGGTGTTTGCAAGGGTTTAATGGCGACAGCGCCACACCAATCAGTGTCTATAACTGTTTATTTTTGAATACGGTTTCTGGCAACAATACTGCTGCTGGGTTCAACAATAACAATAGCTCTGGCACGGCTAATATTGTCAAGAATTCGATGTTTTTCGGATTCTCCGATACATCCCCACCGATTGGCAGCTCCGGTGCCACGAATAATATTGATCATTGCATTTTCTCAAATACGTCGAATTCTTGGTTCAGCAGCCAGCACGCTGTTGACGGTGGTGGTAATCTTTTTTCAAAAATCACAACGAATCAGTTTGTCAATCCCGCAACTGACTTTCGCATACTCCGGACGGCTGACGCATTAAACGCGGGACCCGCTACAACAACTAGTATGCCGGTAACCGACGACGTTGCCGGGACGTCTCGGCCACAAGGTACAGCTTGCGATATAGGCCCTTGGGAACTTGTGTTGGTGCAGCAGACTTCTGCTGCTATCACCGGAACCGGTCTTGTTACCCCGGTTGCACGTGCGATTGAGCACGGTCAGCTTGCACAAGCTGCTCTCGGGACGGCCGTCGCGCGTGCTGCATTGCTTGAAGCTGTCACAGCTTCAACGGTAGCTGTTGCTAGTGTCACCGTTAATGCGACCCACAATCCGGCCGCCGTCGCCAATATAGCGCTTACCGGAAATGCCACAGCTACGACCGGCTACATAGCCGGTCCGCAAGCGGTCTTGTCTGGTAGTGGGCAAGCCGTTTCTGATTCAAGCCACACCGCGCCGGCAGCGCCCACGCTCGCAGGCTCCGGCCAACTTATCGGCAACGCCACCCATACACCCCAAGCGGTGGTCTCGCTTGGGCCGGTCAGCGGTGTTGCAGTTGATGGTTTGCATATATCACCGGGCTCAGCGGTGTTCGCTGGCAGCGGTTCTCTTAGTTTATCGACTCTGTTCATCGCACAAGCAGTTGCCGGACCAGCGGGTGCAGCAACTGTCACACTCAACGCCACCCATACACCGCAGGCTGCGGTCCAAGCCAGCGGTGTTGGCACAGTCTTACCGAACGCAATCCTTCTTCCCATTACTACATCAACGCTGGGGGGGTCAGGGGGGGTCAGCAGCACGGCTTCCCACACACCCACAGCTGCCCCCCCTGTTTCCGGCACAGCCAACGTCACGGTTACCGCTGCCAACAGTGCGGGGGGGTCGGTAACGGTTGTTGGGACTGGGCAAGCGGCATCCAGTCCGATCCTTATCGATACCCAGGCCGCATTGACGATATCTGGAAATGGTGTGGCAAGTGCCACATCGACTCACACGCCACAAGCAGACACGATTAGTTCGCCGATTACTGGCGCTGGTAGCGTTATGGTCGGCGCCGATCGGGTGCCTCCACAGAACACGATCCTATCTGGTGCCGGTACAATTTTCGTGCCCTTTGCCAGCGTGCTGGATTCCGCCGTTATCAGTATCGGAGCGACAGGGGGGGCCAATAGCACAGCTCTACTCATCGTTCAGCCAACCGCTTCGAGCGCGGGTGTCGTCAATGTCGCTGCGAGCGCGATTCACACACCCCAGGCTGCTGCAACAATTGCTGTTGCAGGCTCCGCTGCCGCGACTGCCTTGATTGTTAATGCGACGAACCCGGTGGCTATTGCGCCGGCAGGTAGTCTCAGTGCTTCACAATTTGTTCTTTTTGCTGGCGCGCCATTGGCGTTGGCTGGCGCCGGCTCGGTGTTGGCTGGTATCGCGCCCTCGTTGGCTGGGAGCATTACACTACCTGGTACGGCCGCGATAACGACTGCGGCACTGGCCTATAAGGTGGCTGTTCCGCAGATAACAGGAATCGTGGGCATTGTCGTCCAGGCGACTCACACACCGCAAGCAGCCATCGGAATCGCCCCTTTAAGCACAGTGACTTTGGTCGAAGTCACTGTGCTGGAAGCCCAGCCGAACTTGATGGGAACAGGGGGGGCGTTGGCCACAGCCACCCACACACCGTTCGCCTCCGCCACAATTCAAGGGAGTGGCTCAGTAGCGCTTTTCGTCGGATCGTCCATCTTGACCGCACCGATGGCAATTGCTGGATCTGGAAGTATCATCGTGGAAGCGGTGCACGATATTTCGACCAGCGCGACCATTACCGGGACAGGCGGTGTGGCAACCCTTGTCGCGCCTGTCGGCGTTGCGCGAGCGAATATTAATGGCCTTGTTCGAATCCGGATTGACGCCTTGGTGTATCCGGAACACGACACACCAAGCATCTCTGGCGAAGGTCATGTCTTTGTCGCGGTTAACATTAAGCGTGCACCGCACCCTGAACCGCTCGCTCCGTGGCGTACTATTGTCATTGGTCGCCGTCATACCAAAAATAAGGTTATCGCGTAATGAGCGGCACTACGACACCGTCAATTGTAACTATAAATCTTCCGACTCCGCCGGTTTGCACCATAGATTCGACGGGAATTCATATCCCGACCTTTCCTGATATTCTTAACTATTTCACCGAAGGCTATCAGGCAATCTACGGTTCTGACGTCTATCTCGGCAGCGATAGCCAAGATGGTGAACTGATCGGACTGCTTGCTGCGGCCTATAACGATGCTAATACCATGGCCACAGCGGCCTATAATTCGTTTTCGCCACAATCTGCGCAAGGGACCGGCCTCTCCAGCGTTGTCAAGATCAATGGTATCAGCCGTCTGGTTCCGACGAATTCCATGGTTGATGTGATCATTATTGGCGTCACCGGAACGCCAATAATCAATGCAGTAGTGGGGGATGGCACCTATCGATGGGATCTGCCAACGGCTACGATTCCAAACGAAGGCCAGATTACTGTTACTGCGGTTTGTGAAACCTCTGGTGCGGTCGCCGCCACCGCTAACACTGTCGTCAAAATTTTGACGCCAATCAGTGGCTGGCAGAGTGTAAACAATCCAGCTGATGCTTTGCTAGGCCAACCAGTTGAGAGTGATCCGACGTTGACCAAGCGGCAGACGGTTTCAACGATGCTGCCAAGTTTGACTGTGCTCGATGGGATCGTTGGCGCGGTTTCGTCAATTACCGGCGTGGCGCGTTTACAGCCCTACGAAAACGATACCGATACGACGGATTCGAATGGACTTCCCTCACATTCGATTTCGTTAGTTGTCGATGGTGGAGATGCCCAGACAATTGCGAATACGATAGCATTGAAGAAAACGCCTGGGGCAGGTACTTATGGTAGCACCTCCCAAAACGTTATTGATTCCAGTGGGGTGCAACATACGATTAATTTCTGGCGCCCTATTGAGGTGACGATCACAGTAACCATAAATCTTCATAATTTAACAGGTTACACGTCAATTATTGGTAATAATATTATCAATTCTGTGGTTAATTATATCAATTCGCTATCGATTGGTCAGTCGGTGCTGATGAGTCGTGTGTTCGTGCCAGCTAACCTGATGGGTCCGTTCGCAATTTTGACAGCTCCAGCAGATCCGACCAGTTTCGAACTCATCAGCGTGCTGATGTCACGTGTCGAATCGACCACATTAAGTGGAGCAATCAGCAACACGACCATCAATACGATTGATCTGTCTGACAGTATCGGGTTTCCCCTGCTCTCGCCGTATTTGATCCAAATAGACAGTGAGACTATGCTTGTGACAGGGGGACAGGGGACCGCCGTGTGGGTTGTCGTTCGCGGCTATAATGGATCGAGCGCTGCCACGCATTCGAACTCAGCAACAGTGACGCTGCTTGCGTCGCAAGCAGATGTGATTTTGGCATTCAACGAAGCAGCAACGATTTCAGCGACAAACGTTACCTTGAACGTGGCATAGAATTTGAGAACAATTCAGGATTACATTAGTCTCTTAGCCGGAGAACATCGCGGCAAACCGAAATTCGAAGCAACAGTCTCGCTACTGACGGCGCCGCTTGTCTCATTGCAGCGATTTCTCGAAGGTCTTCCACAGCAATTCGATCTCGATGAAGCTGTTGGTGTTCAGCTTGATATTGATGGTTTGTGGATTGGCCGGTCCCGACAAATTGAAGTACCACTACCAGATGTCTTTTTTTCATTCGACATCCCTGGCCTCGGCTTTGATCAGGGGGTGTGGTTCGGGCCGTTTACGCCATCTGAAGGGCTGACCAGTTTTGACGATGAAACTTATCGTCAACTCCTACGTGCTAAAATTGTTGCCAATCAATGGAATGGTACGATTACACAAATGCAGCAGGCGCTGCAAACAATTCTAAATCCATATCCGTCTACAATCTTTGGCATCATCGATAATTATGACATGACTATGGATATCGGAATTTCCGGTCAATATCCACCTCGCCTCATATTTTATATGATCACAGGTAACTATGTGCCGTTTAAGCCGGAAGGTGTGCGGCTCAACATCTACGTGACCAGCTACGAGACAGCTCCCCTGTTCGGACTCGATGTCGAGACCTCGTTTATCAGCGGGCTCGACATCGGCGCGTGGGGTGTTGACCCATCGCAGATTCAAAGCCTTCCGGTTGTTGTTCCGAGCAATAACAGCTTTGCGACGATTCAAGGCTCTGGTTCGCTCATTGTCAGGGGGAACCTGCCGCAGTTCGCGATGATCAATATCTCAGCACAGGGTACGATTATCGGTGCACCACATACGCCGGCCGCTGGGACGGCAACGCTGCGAGGTTCGGCCGTTGTTGTGGCCCAGGCATCTGGAGCCAATGCAAGCGCTGTGATTCCGGGCGCAGTTTCGGTTAAGGTCAGCGCGATCATTCCAGGCCACCAACAGGTTGGGCAAGCCGCGCTTGCTGGCACCGGTAATGTTACAGCAGCGACGACCACGGCGGCTCATACGCAACAGGGGACAAGCCGTATTGCAGGCACAGGCGCTGCATCTGTCACGATCCTCGAATCGTCAGAAGGCACACAAGTAATCAGACAAACCTGATATAAGCGACCAGATGGAAAAATCTGTTTACGATAGCCGCTGTCTGACGGAAGAAGAGTGGCTGAAAAGCCGTGATATCCTTTATGCTGGTAGTGGCTGGCAATGGTTGGCCAAATCCACTGAAAAGCGGATCTATCTACGCCGGCATCTAAGCGGTCCGGTTAGTAAGACAACGGAGGACTGGTTCGCTTCATGAGCGGGGTCATTTTAGCTTCGCAGACACCAGGAACTGCGGCACCAATATTAGGTCCTTTTGATTCGTGGGAGATCAATTCATCCGGGGCCGCAACGAAAAACGGCGTCGTGGTGACAGGGGCAACAAGTGGGGTCCTGATCCTCGCTTACCACAATCATTTCGTCTACCAACTTGAAATGACAACAAACACCGGGCAAGGTACGTACGCCACGCCCGGTGTCGGCCAATTTGTGGATGGCTCGGGCAACATTTGGTCGATTGATACCAATGGCAATGTGCTGGAAAACGGTACAGCGATTCCCGGTGGTGATGGCACCGGAGCGATCGATCTCTACAATGGGCAGGTCTACGCGGAGGACGGTGCCAGCGGGAACTGGTTCACTTGGAATGGGTCGTCCTTTGATTCAGCGACTGCACCGGGAAACTTGCCGGGTTCCGGCACTGGGAGTGGAACCTATGCGACCCCCGGCTCTGGCTCTTTTACGGATTCGTCAGGAAATGTCTGGTCGATCGACACTTCAGGGAATGTTGTTGAAAACGGCAACGACGTCCCTGGCGCCGGTGGGACCGGCGCGATCGATCTCTACAACGGTGTTGTTTACGCGCAAGATTCCTCAAGCGGAAATTGGTTTTCGTGGGATGGTGCCAATTTCAATGCTGCCACTGCTCCCGGAAATCTCCCTGGTTCCGGAGGGACAGGGGGGACACCAGGGTGGAGCTTCTGGAATGGTACAACTTGGGTTTCAACCGCGCCGCCGCTAAATGAGACAACAGACGGAACGTTTTGTGTTTATGCACTATCACAGACCGGAATCACACAAGGGCCAGCTCCGACTGTCACCTTAAATTCCATCACACTGTCCAATACGAATTTTACCGCGAACGTCGCCGGTGCTTCGATCGGTAGCCTCACTGTCAACACAACTCCTGTGGGAGCCTTTACTGGCATCTTGTCACACACCAACAGCGCCCAATTTACGCTAACTGGCACAACATTGACGACGGCGGTTGCGTTGGCCGTCGGAACCTACACCGACACCATCACAGCGACCCTCCAAGGGGCCACGAATTCCCCGCTGTCTTCGACGCTCAACACGTTGACCGCACAGGCTACGATTACATTAAGCGTAATTAATTTGTCTGCGACGTCTTTCAACGCGAATCAATCTGGTGCGACTGTTGGCACAATTTCTGTCACAACGAGCCCAACCGGATCGTTCACTGGCACATTAAATCATACCAACACAGCACAGTTTACGCTGAGCGGTACGACATTGACGACAGCATCAGCCTTGTTACCTGGAACCTACTCAGACACTGTCACAGCGACCCAAGCCGGTGCAGTAGGGTCCCCCCTGACCCACACATTCAGCTCGATGATCGCTCAAGCGGCAGGGGCATCCGCGAGCGGAACCACAATTCCATCAGCCTCGCAAATCATAGACAACAGTGGTGGGATCTGGACCGTCGTTGGGGGTGTTATTCTTTTGAATGGTGCTGCTGCCGGCACGTCATCCAGCGTGACGCTGTTGCTGTGGTACAACAACGTCATGTACCAGCAGGTAGTCGATAGTGATTTTCCCACGCCGGGTAATTGGTGGACATGGGATGGTACGAACTGGGACGATTTTGGCACCGTCGATCCACGGCCTCCAGGACCTTCGTTGTCGGTATCGACCGTTAACACGCAGATCATCAATCAAACGTTTGTAGTGTCCGGGACACTGACAAACTACACCGTGGCACCTACGACACTACAATATGCTGATAACAGCGGATCATTTACTAATATTCCGTCTCCCATAGTTACCGCAACTACTTTTTCATTTACACATCCACTTGTTGCCGCGGCCTCATCTAGTTTTGTTATACATATTCAGGATTCAGCGAACACAGCGACCGCGACAGGTTCCGTAACTTTAGTGATCGAGAATCCAGCCTCAGTAACGTTGACTAGCATCACGTTACCTACCACAACTTTTGCCGCGAACTCTGCTGTTGGAACCGTCGTCAGTCCTATTACTGTGGCTACGACAGGGGGAACGTTCGTCCCGGATCTGTCCGGCGGACTCACGCTTTCAGGCACAAATGCGAACCTGTTTGGTGTCTCTGGCACGAACCTGACGTTGGCTAATGCCACAATTGGAGCGGGCACGTATAGTTTCAATATTATTGGCAAAATGACAGGGGCAAGCGGTTCCCCCCTGACATCTGCGAAATCTGTCACCGCAAGCGCTGGTGCAACCATTGTCGGTGGAACAGCCGTTGCGAAAGGAATTGCTGTTCAAACATCGACTGTGAGCACAATCAGTCCGTATCTATGGGGTGTGGGAACTGAAGGCGGCGACTTTGCCGGTTCCTCGAATGATTTTTTACCGTTTTTGAATTCTAATTTCCAAGCGAAATATCGCCAGCTTGGGTTTCGTCTTTTCCGAAATAACGCAACCGGCAGTACACCGAGCTGGACGGCCGCAGCCAATGGAACAGACACATCTGGCACGGTGAATTATTTCACTGGATCATCTGCGTATTGGGTGCAGGGGACTGGTCCTACAGACACGACACCGGGCCACATGCTCAATGCATTTACACTTGGTGGATCAGAAACTAATTATGCTGCAACAGCATCTGATTGCACAGCGATTGCAAACCTTTTCAAAAGTAAAGGTGTAGAGTGCTTCATCTGGCAAATTTATAATGAGCCGGGAATTACCGCATCAGCTTGGATAAGCAACTTCAATACCTGCTACACAGCGTTGAAAAAAATTAATCCGAACTATTGGGTCGGTGGTCCAGTGTATGCTGATGCTGGAGATGCTAGCAGCAATGGATTTTTGTCTGCTTTGGCAAGTAACAGCAACAAACCTGATTTTATCGATTGGCACTGCTATTTAACAGGGGGCTATACCGTAAACGATGCTGCTAGCATGCTAGCTAAAACGGTGACCCGACAGAATTCTGATCTACAGGTGATTGCTCAATTTTTCCCTTCTTCTCAATTATTTATGAGTGAATATAATATTGATTACAATGGCACTGAACCCATGCTCGCTACAAGCGATGGTGCTCTTTTTGTATCTTTGTATACTGGTTTGGCACTGAAAAGTGCTGGATCACGTGCATGGGGAAGCGCCATTTGGGAACAAGACCAGAATAACAATTTCAAAATTGTGTCTAACGATGGTAATACGATCTATCCACAGGGGTATGTGCTTGGTAAGCTCGGACGTACAATGCCTGGAACTCAACACACAGTCACTCTCGGGAGTGGTTTACCAGCAAATTTTCTAGTGTTTGCATCTGTGCCTTATGGAACCTCAACTAATTGGTCTGTTTGGATCACAAACTATGATACGTCCGCCGTTGCATCTTCTTTTACCGTGCAAGGGCTAACTGGGTCAACTTTCAACTATTGGGAGATGTCACCAGCGAACAGCAATCCACCCCTTTATGCATCGCATCCGATAGCTAACCTTACAGATGGTTCTTTAAATATTCCAGCACGATCCGTTGTCGTGCTATCATCCAACGATACTGGTGTTTAATGTCTGAATCACTTTCGCAAGTTATTTATGCGAGCCCAACTGCCGGCGCAGTGCCGGTAGCAGGGGGGTCGCTGGACATCTGGGAACTCACCAGCGGCGGATTGGTCAGTCACAATGGTTCAGCGGATTCCACAACATCGGCCTGTTTATGCCTGTGGTATCACAACCACACCATTTACCACTCAGCCGCAAACGGCAGCAGCTTCGGATCTCCTGGATGGTGGACATGGAATGGCTCGGTGTGGACAGCAATTCAGTGCCCAATTACCGAAACGGTTGAAGGATTTTCAGTCAATTCGGTAGGCCCTATCGTCTTTGCGAGCCAAACTGCGGGCACAGCAGCTACGGCAGGGGCAACGCTAGACATTTGGACAATCAGTCTTGCGGGCCAAGTGCTTCGCAATGGCACGGCTGACGCTACCACGGCACAAGTCATACAACTCTATTATCATAATCATCGCGTATATTATGAGAGCGTGCTTGGCAACGCCAGTGGCACACCGGGATGGTGGAGTTGGAATGGGACTGGCTGGTCTGTTTCCGTAAGTCCGGTTGTTGTCGGTCCAGCCTTATCTGTCGGATCTGTTGTGAGCCAAGTTATCAGTGTCGCGTGGACGATCACAGGATCGATTTTCAACTATGCAACGGCACCGACGCTGCAATACATGGACAACGGAAGCGGCACATGGCTCGCTTTGCCGGCCGGATCTAATGTCAACACGACCTCATTCTCATTCATCCACCCATCAGAGGCAACCGTCATCTCGAATGCTGTGGTCGCAGTAAGGGACGCCAACGCGACCACAGTAACGGCAACCTCAAACGTTTTTCAGATCACAAATCCGAATCAGGTCAGCCTCAACTCAGCAGCACTGTCCCCCCTGACATTCTCGGTAGGGACGTCCCCGATCACCGTGGGGACGGTTACCATTGGTACGACACCAGCCAACAAATTTCCTGGGACAGGGGGAGCCCTGACTCTATCGGGGACGGATGCGGCGTTCTTTGCCGTCAACTCTGATCAAGCGACAATTGTCACCTCGCAGACGACAGCGGCACGAACTTACAGTCTGGGAGTCACAGCAACGCTCGCCGGAGCTGTTGGTAGCCCACTGGGGCCGACGACTTTCAGCATCGTCGGGTCCTCCGGACCGTCTGTCGGCCCCTCTGTGACCGGCAATTTCGTCAATGTCGATTTCACGAATCTAACTAATCCGGCTGGTGGGTCGAACATCACGATTCAGCCACAGATTTTCGGGGTATCTGGCATCGGCCTAGCGAACAATAACTGGGCCTATCTTAGCAACGCGACGTTTCGAAACTTAGTGCGAGCACTCAATCTCCCCCTGTTCCGGCTGCACAGTGGATGGTCAGATAGTCAACCTGCCGCCAGCAATTTGTCGGCCTTCGCGACACAAGCTAGCGCGATGTTCCCGAGCACCTGTACACTTATCATAGGCAGCAATTATACGACGCAAGCTCAATTCAAAGCAGTATCAGATTTCTGGGTAGCCAACGGCACGATCCCATGCAACTACTGGGAAGTTAACAACGAACCGAATTTACCTGGAAACTACACTGCACAATTTGCCGCTGGGAGTGCTGGATACCGTCAAACCAACGCAAGTTTTAAAGTTGGCGGACCGGTTAGCGCGGGTTATAATCCAAGCGGATTCGACACCGGTTTTATCAATGCGAACACTATTACTAGCTTAGCTTATTTGAATTTTCATCAATATTTTTACTGTCAAGGTCAAGAAGCTACACCGACAAATGCGCAAATGTGTGCAGGCAATAAGAGTACAACCGGCAACATACAGACTCCGACTTATCAAACTTTAGTGCCAACAGCACAAGGTAATCTTAACGGCACCTATTTAGCAACTGCTCCCGTATTTCTTGGTGAATATAACAACGAATGCGGGGCGTCATTCTCCGATCTCCGTGCTGGAACATCAGCCGGTGCGGCACTTTTGGTATCGGCAACGATGGGTTTCGCTTCTACCGCAACAAGGAATCCAGCGTGGATGGGTCTTTGGGATATTATGGATGATGCGGGTGCCGCATATCAGCTAATCGATAGCAGTTTCAATGTGTATCCTCAATACTACACCATACAACGTTTGATTTCTTCAATTCCAACACCCGGTACGATGGTTGGTTCTTCTTCGACTGGGACAGGGGGAAGTTTGATCGCGTGGGGTGTTAAATCAGGCACGAAATTTGGAGTTGCAATCGTTAATCCAGGGGGGTCGGCGGTCACAGGTCAGATCGCACTCTCACATTGGCCTGTGAATTCAACCGGTAATGGCACCGCCGCATATTGGTCTTATCCCACGAGCTCTAGTCTGGGAAGCGCAACGGCAACCCCCACTGGCTCCCCTGTCCAAAACACTCCTGGCACAGTCACTTCCGTAGCCGTTACAGGCGGCCTGACGGCTTCTGTTACCGTTCCTGCGCTCTCTTGTGCGATTCTGTCGATGTGACGGACGCCGAAGATCACTTCAAGAACAAGGTCTTGTCAGCTATAAAGGGTCATGCGGATCTCATTCGACAGGTCGAACATATGCAGCGTTGGCGGACATGGTGGAAAATTTATTCGTGTCTGCGTGGCGTTTTCATTAAACGCGGTCTTATAAGCGAGGATGATGAATAATGTCAGAAAATGATTTCAAAACCTTTGCGACGGAGTCAGGTGCCAACGTCATTTCACAACTTGAGTATGCAACAGCGACATTTATTAACTCTGGTTTCTCGTCAGGTATTTCCAGCTCGGCACAATTCAACAAAGTCTGGCGACAGGCGAGCATCATCGCTTCGATGATTGCACAGACTATTGTGGATATTAGCCAAGTAGACGTCATTGACGACGGCTCGATTACGACGATCGAGCATAACTTTGTTGCCGCTCTACGGGAACCTAACCTATACGTTGTGGACGCTGGAACGACCAACACCATCGTCGTAACTCTGAGTCCACCACCTTCTAGTTTGTCACAGATGATTGGGATGCCGCTTCGTGTTAAAGTAGCGGCGACTAATACGGGCGCAACTACCATTAATGTCAATAGCTTAGGTGGGGCCGCCGTAACGACCAACACATTAAGTGCGCTTGGTAATTCAGCAATCGCTGCCGGGGGCATAATACAATTAATTTATGACGGCACACAATTTCAAAAAGTGTCACCGTAAGGATTAATAATGCCACAGCAGGACTTCGCTCCTTTCGCCGGCTCTGCCGACGCTAACGTTGTCAGTCAAAGCGACTTTCTCGCCTCTAACTGGCTGCCTGTAGGGTTCAGCCAGGGCACGGCTTTTGCCGATCAGTTGAATAAGGTTTGGCGTCAAAGCTCGATCATAACTGCTGCGATTGCACAAGCGATCTCAGATGTGCTTGATGTTGACGTTATTGACGACGGCACGATTCAAACAATCGAGCAGAACTTTTTAGCGCTGTTTCATACACAGAGTCGGTTTTTCGCTCAAGATACTGGAAATGTGAATAATCTTGTTATCAATCTACCTCAATACACCGGGCTCCTGTCTGGTTTAAGCGGCACGCCAATTATTGTCAAAATTGCTAACAGCAACACTGGCACGGCGACGTTAAATGTGAATGCGCTCGGCGCTATTCGAATCATCAATCCTGATGGTTCAATTTTGTCAAACAATCAATTAATTGCAAATTCACTTGCGATCATATTATTTGATGGCATCAGTTATGAGCTAATGTCTACTGTCACTGGGCCGCTGAATCTAAAAGCGAACACGTGGACTCAATCACAAATATTCGCCACATCTGCGGCATTCCAATCCTCGATTACAGTAGCCACCAGTGCGACAGCAAACTCTCTGGTCGCAACGGCAGGAGTGAGCGCGGGGACCGGCTACCTGACCACAGGGGTCGATGCTGGTGGTCTCAATTTGCGGGCGATCGCTGGCAATTTTGGCGCTGGTTTTCGTAATGATGGGGTCGGTGGCTACTTACTCCAGACCGCCTCCGGCAATCAATTTGGCCAATATACCACGCTCCGGCCGTTCTACTGGATTTTCACAACCGGTGCGGTGCGTATCGATGATACCGGCGCTGGTGTCAATTTTGGGGGGAATATCGTTGTACAGGGGGGAATCGCCGCATCTGGCAACATAACCACGCTGGCCTCCGTCAGTTCAACAACTGGTATGACATCAAACGGATTTGATTCCGGTGGTTTCAATTTTCGCGCTATTGATGCTGGCTATGGTATAGGTTTTCGTAACGACGGACAATTCGGTTATTTACTACAAACTGCCAATGGCAATTCGACTGGGGTTCCAAACAGTTTCCGGCCATTCCTATGGTCTTTGACAACAGGCGCTGTCAACATCGATCTCACGGGCGCTGGAACCACATTAGGCGGTAATGTTGGCATTGCCGGCGGTGTCACTATCTTGAATGGTGCCGCGATTACGGGTGTCGTAACTGCCAGCAGCGATATCACATCTGGCGGCAAAGTCCGATCTGCCGTAGGCGCCTTGAATAAGGGTGATATTAATCAATGCCCGATTATAAGCGATTGGACCACAACATTTTCTGCGATTAATTTTGGCTGGGAACGTCAACCATCCGGCCTGATCCATCAATGGGTATCGGCATCAGTGCCGGCTGGTGGTGGATTAGTTTCAACACTAATCAATCTTCCGGTTGCGTTTCCTAATAACAATCTGGGTGCAATCGTGAGTTTTCTGGGAAACAGTCCACCGCAAGCGAACAACCCCGGTAGCATTTGTGTTGAGCCATTTTCTACTTCTCAAGTGCAGGTAACCACAGCCTATCAAGTAGCTGCCACCATGGGTGTTGTCATCTTGGCCATTGGAAGCTGATATGCCACAATACGCAGAAATTGACACACGCATCACGCCGATCTCGCCCGTCGTTGGTTGGTATGATACAGACGCTTTTGCTTATGGAAATTTACCGAACTGGGCATCTCTTGTGCAGTTGACTCCGACTCAATGGTCTGGTCGTCAAAATTTGCAAAATTGGGGCGTCGATCAGGACGGCAATCTGGTCCCGTACACCCCGACTCCCCCTGTCTTGAGCATTTCTCAGGCTGCGGTGATCGCGTCCAGTGCTGGTCTGACGATTAGCATCAGCGGTGCCATCAATCTCGACCCCACTCTGTTTCCAATCGATCCACAGACTCAAAGTCGGCTCAATGCAGTCGTCACAGCGGTCGCGGCGACAGGGATGTTTCCAGGTGGAACGTTGACCTATCCGATGCTGGATTCTGCCGGTTCGTGGCATTTGTTTACGATTTCTCAATATCTACAAGTGGCCAGTGCGATCGCCAGCCATGTTTCCACTCTTTATCTAATCGCTGACGGCAACCCATTCGGAGCAACCACCCTACCGACTCCGGTAGCGGCTGTTGTGGTGGAGTAACCTATGAGCTCCCGCTGTCTCCGTTGGCCAGGAAAAGAGCCTGGGTCCACACGCACTTATGGCTTGGACATCTCGGAAGATCTCCTGGGAGTCAGTCTTCAGCAAGTCGAGGCTTGGGTGCAACCGAGTGGGGCAGGAGAGCTCACGATCAATGCGCTCAATGTTGCTGGGGATCTGGTGGAATTCAGCTTATCCGGGGGGCAAGCTGGACGCAGTTACCTTGTCAAGGTCGATGTGACCCCATTCGGCACGCTGCCAATCGAATATCAGTGCTGGATTTACATCGATCGGGTATTTGCCATATGGCCCATCCTCGATCCCCCTGTCGCCGGCTTTGGCAGCTCGACAACTTGGACCTATGTGCCGTCAATCGATTTTGGTAAACCACAAAATTCCTGGATGACGATGATCTGGGGCTAACGAGGTTCAAATGGCTGATATGCCAGCAATTGTTGACATTGTAGACGGTAGCGGCGTGCAGCGCGCGGCCGATTGGATGATGGATACATCCGGTAATGTCATTCCACAGACAGTGCCCAGATCAAATGGCTGGCCGGTGGACAGTACGCACGCATTGCCGGTGATGGGCCGCACTATTACACCGATTAGCGTTACCGGAAATCTGGTTCTGGTTGCCTCCACAGTGCCACAGAGTTTGCAGCAGTCTGTGGTCATACCAGGTATTACAGTCGTCATCTGTAATCCTTTAAGCCCGATTGGGCAGGGGATTGGTTCAGTCGAGAGTATCTGGGTCGATCCTGTTGGTGTCGCGCAAGACACAGGGGGATCGACCTCTATGGAGATCCCCCCCGGTCATACAGTCACCATCGGGCCGACGACAAATGCGATCACTTGGACCGCAGATACGGGAGGCCACCGCATCGCCGCCTACGCATATATCTAAATATTGAAAGGTTTAATAATGTATCGTACAATTGAACAAGTGAAGGCAGCGCCCACCGCGAATGGAAATTTCTATACAGATTTCTTGTTAAAATCTAAGTATTTCCAGAACACTACGCGTGTATCTGACACGACCTATTTGGAGCCAGTCACCCGTGCGGCGGTGGACAGTATTATTTCTGATGCTTCAGGACTTGGTTACTCATTGATGGTGTTCGAAACCTATCGCAGCCCACAACGTCAACAATATCTATTTAGCCAGGGTTCAACCCAACTCAAAAATGTCGGCGTGCATCACTACGGCCTCGGCTGCGATATTGTCTTTGACGATTATGGACAGCCGTCTTGGCAAGGTAATTTTCGATTGCTAGGGGATCTTGCGCGAAAGCATGGTTTAGTGTGGGGTGGTGACTGGGGCGAATCCACTCCAGGTCATTTTGTGGATATGGATCATGTCCAACGTATTTCCGTTTCCGACCAGGAAAAACTCTTTGCCGGTTCCTGGTATCCGGACGAACATTACATCCCGACAGGAGTTGGTTATCGTGGCTAGATATAACACTTCACTTGTTGACATCGCAGTTAGTGATGCACGTTCTCTGACGGATCTGATTGAAAAATTCAAAGCCATTGATCCGGATCTTGCTACGCAATTGACCGGCAAGGCGTTGATCGCGTCCAAGACGCCTTGGGGTGTGCTTGGAGCGGCTGTGCTCGGCTGGCTGGTGAGTCGTTATGGCCTCGGCTGGAGCGAAGCCACGACAAGTTTGATCGATGGTTTGATCGTGCTCGGCGCCAGTTACGGCATGCGCTATATCACCACAGCACCCATCACGTCGCTCGTTTCCAGCAAAACCTGATGCCCTCCAGGTCGCCTTTTGTCCTGGTCAGCACTGACCAGGGGTCGATGCTTGTCAATCGATTCGATTGGCATGCCGACGAAGAACTTCAACAGACCTATGGTCTTGGCTTGGAGCTGTTGGATACCGCCAACTATGAGGCTCCCGAGCGCGACATGATCGCCAAGCTGCTTGCTGTGCGCCGTCAGGCTCATGGTGACGGCGTAGTGGCACTGGACATCGGCGCAAACATCGGGCCGCACACAGTGGCCTGGGCGCGTTCTATGACAGGGTGGGGGCGGGTGTTCGCGTTCGAAGCTCAGCGCTGGTCCTACTACGCGCTGTGCGGCAATCTTGTGCTCAACAACTGTCTCAATGCGATGGCCTTCAATATCGCCGTAGGCGATATTCGTGGGCAAATCCGCGTGCCGGATCTCGACCCAGCGGTGTGCCAAAACTTTGGCGGCTTGGAGCTGTGGCTGCATCCCCGTCGGACCGAACATCAGTACCTTGGAGCCGCTGTTGATCGGACGGAAACAGGGGGATATCTGATGGATGTCGTCCCGCTCGATGAATTGGACCTACCGCGCGTCGATCTCATGAAAATCGATGTCGAAGGGATGGAAAATGCGGTTGTCAGTGGGGCCAAATCGACAATTAAGCGTTGTAAACCAATGCTGTTTATAGAATGGGTGAAGACTCCCGTCGATGAGCTCGCGGAAGTGTTGCGCCCACTTGGCTACAACAAGCTTTACAAGTTCGGTATGAATTTGCTGGGCGTCCACCCAGAAGACCCCTGTTCGGGGCTCATTACGCTGACGGAGGCTGAAGATGCCGAAATTTAAGACCGGGCGTAAGCCACGGCGATTTGACCCACGAATTCCGCACATGAGTGCGCTCATCGGGGGGCAACAACTACCGCCTCCCCCTGTCTCGGTCAACTATTTAGCCAAAATGCCGGCCGCCCTCGGCGTAATGTTGAATGATTCCCTGGGTTGTTGCACGTGCTCCGCAGTTTACCACGCTATTCAAGTGTGGTCTTTTGGTGCCAGCGGGCAAATATTGACTAACCCTGATGCCGATGTCCTTCAGATCTATGAATCATTTTGTGCTTACGACCCCAAGGACCCGAACACAGATCAGGGGGGCGATGAGCAGACTGTGCTCACGGATTGGATGATTCAGGGGGTGCCAGGGGTATACGGCCCGGACAAGCTGGCCGCCTGGATCGAAGTAGACGTACGTAACGCGGATGACATCAAGCGCACTATCAATTCATGCGGAGTTTGTTACATCGGCTTCGATGTGGCAAGTAATGTGATGCCAGATAATGCCGACCCCCCTGCCATATGGCAGTATGATCCGAAGGCGACCAGTCTCGGTGGTCATGCTGTCATCCTTGCCGGTTATGATGCTCAGTATGTCAATCTGATCAGCTGGGGCCAGAAGTATCAGATGACGTGGGAATTCTTCCAAAAACAAACGGAAGAAGCTTACGGTCTGGTGGACCCAAACTGGGTCAATACTACCGGTAAAACACCACTTGGCATGAGCGTCGCAGATCTTGAATCTCTTATGTCATCTATGAAAATGACAGGACACCGGCATGCTTAGCCTCATCCTCATAATCGTTCTTATTTTCGTGCTCTGCGGCGGCGGATTCTATGGCTACAATGCCGGCTACTATGGTGGAGCACCCTTTGGTGGTATCATCATAACCGTAGTTGTCATCTTTTTAATTTTAGCCTTACTGGGGCACCGATTCTATTAAAATTGTGTCATGGGGACTAGGTAACTTAGATTGACAATAGGCTCCATGTTTCGCAATTCAGATCTCAGCGAAATATCGACCGTGATCGGTGAATTGCGAGCCTTTTCACAGCAACAGGCCGCGACCAATTTGCAAACTGCTTCCGACCTACAAAAAATCCTCGAACGCAGTGATCGCGGCTTGGCCTCTAGCACTGAATTAAATGCAACTTTTATTGAATTTCGCAAAACATTGCACGAACGTTTCAGCAAACTTCAAGAACAAATTGGACACATCGACGGTGATCTTGAAGAATTGCAGAAACGTGTAGACAGTCATGAGGTCACGATCCAAACCTGGAAAGGTAGTTGGAAGGTTGCCGCTGGCATCTTATGTGCAGCCTCCGCTGTCGTGTCGGCTATCGTCTCTCATTACGGAAATGAGATCGTTAAAGTTATCGCGCAATCGGTTAAGTAGCGCGTCGTGCGCATCTAACCGATCGTTTATCTCAGTGAGTCTAGTATTGATCGCTGTTAGCGGACTCTCATACATTTGCGGTTCCATGTGCGATCTCACGATTTGAGGTTCGTTAGGTCATCACGCAGCGCCACGAGATTCTTTATCATGCGACGCACGTGCGCTTTTCGACAGAGCCATGCGCTTATAAATACAAGAGCATCCTGAAAAAATTCAAGCAGTCCTGGAAGTGATAGGTAATCAAAGATAGTTATAAGCCGCATCAATTCTTCTTTTTCACGACGAATTCGAATCGATGCTGCTCTTGGTCTAGCCGCATTAACAATAGATCCTGTCCAGTCCCATCAATTTCTGCCACTGGTATTTTGATTTTTCCTCCTAAACGTTTTATGAGCACGATGAGCAATTGATTTTTCATCGCTTCGATAGCATCGGAGTGTTCTTGAGAAAATTCTATCATTGTGATCCTTGCAATTTTAGACGTAAATGATCCAGTAATTCCTTACGTCGAAATGGTTTACCAATAAAACTTGCATTAAGCTCTTCTAAAATCGTCCAATCTACGCCTGCATATCCCGATATAAATATGATTCGTGCCTTACTGTCGATCTGACGTACAGCCTCTGCTAGATCGATGCCATCAATTCCACCTGGCATCGCAATATCCGTGATCACGACATCAAAGCGGTGACCCTGCTCATACAGCAACAGGGCCTGAACCCCACTATCGGCTTCTGTGACATCATAGCCGCTGCCATAAAGCATGCGGATAACCAATTTCCTACTGATGTGTAGGTCTTCTACGATTAGGACCTTAACCATAGAAGACCATTTCTGCGCTGTTTACGTGACAGGATTAAATATACCTAACACGTGTAGTCGCTGCTAAGGCAAAAACGTCACTTACGAAACATTTTCAGGCATGTATTGGCAGAGCGATCGATCCCGCTGCCGGTGTGTAGGAATTGTAGTTCTGGCTATTGCCAGCGATAACCACGTCCGAGCCAACTTGGAATACCCCCAGATGGGTGGCTCCAAAACCGCCGCTATGAGCCGTCGGATTGGTGTCCAGTGCTAGATTCAGCGTCTCTACCTTCTGATTGGCTGCATTATAGAGGGTCAAGGTCTTACCATCGAACTGGTACATCGAAGCCAGAATGCCTTTCAGATCGATGGAGCCAAATCCCAGCTGGATTGACGATTGGAAATCCTTGGGGTCGTCAATTTTCAGCGCGCTGGGGACGTTGGCGTAGGAACCACCTTCCACGTAGACCGTCTGGCCAACAACACTCTGCATGAATTCCAAGGTTGGCGTCCCACCATGATTACCAGCCAAGTCGAAGATCCCACCGACACTGGCGACTGGCGCGTTGACCGCGAGCCCACGCTCGATGGATGAATTTGTGTTCTGCCAGACGCCTGGACCATTCACGACGCTGTCGGTCGCGAATGGATTCGTGTTGATACCCCCTGTCCACCGCGACTGATTCTCAATATTGATTGTAATCGCAGATGCCCCCTGACCAACGGTCATATTGAACGCGGGCTGCGCGAAGAGATTGATGGTCGTGGCTGACGTCGGGCCAATAAAATCTTCGGGACCCGCAATATGCAAGGTGTCGTTGACCATATCGTTGCCGTGCACATTGATGGTGCCGCTGAGAATATCCGCGAGACCTTCACTTGCTTGCGGGACGTGTCCCTGTAACCAGTCAGTTGGATTGGATGCGTTGTTGTTGCCGCCGCCCACCCAAACTTCCGGCTCGGGCAGGGGGGACACGAGGGTGCCCGTCCCCCAGGTCTTCCCCGTCCACTGGAAGAAGTAGTCGTTGCCATTACCCCAGCTTGGGACTGCTTCCTGCCAGAGAACGCCATTGTGAATTTCTAGTGCCTGGACGCCGTCGGTGGTCTTATCAATCACACCGTTTTCGGTTACTTGCCCATTCACCAACCCCCAGACATTCCCCTGATTATCGACCAGGAGCTGGTCCGTGACGTTGGTGCCGAGCGTGCCAGCAGGCGGCGTGCCAATGTAGCTGCCGTCGGTGCTTGGCACGCCAGCTAACGGGGAAGCGGTCTGGCCGGCGCTCCAACCGCTTCCAGTCCACTTGAACCAATAGGCCGTCGTCGGTGCCCAGCTAGGGTGTGCTTGCTGCCAGATCACCCCATTCACTAAGGTAAGGGCGTCCACATTCGATGTGGACGCGTCGAGGACGCCACCAGTAGTAGGCGAGAGCCGCTCAATCTCGTTGCTGGGGCCAGTGATTACCCAACTTGTGCTGTTTGTATCATTGATCGCTATGCCTGACGGACCAGCCGTAGTGCCGTTGGCAGACGCCGGATAGGTCAAAGAGATCATTTTTACACTCCGTTTTTGAAAACCAACTCATCAGCGAGTCGATGTGATTTTAGTAAGCGCTATCTGGTCATTTGTAAACAAGGAAATGACATGACGGAGATTTGGTATGTGGACCAACAAACTGGCACATGTCGCGGGTCCCGCTTATTGAAAGGTCTGTGGCATAAAAAATTACGAAATAGCTGCACACATTGCGCATGGTGTCAGCGCAGATTTACGACAAAGTCGTGGGGTAGAGCCACCATAGATCACATTTTACCGACTTCGTTGAAGGGCAGAGATGCGCGCGAAAACATCAAAGTCAGCTGTGCATGGTGCAACGAGGGCAGGGCATCCGTAGGACACTGTATTGTCGCTCTAGTCTGCCTCGAATCCATCGTCGGCCATGACGTCGGAAAAATAGCTCGATACTATTATTGGTCGTTGATCAAAGACGTTGAAAAATTGATAAAACCCTAAATCGGTGATTTGTTGATCGAACAATACCAATAACTGCCTGGAGCGCGAACGCTTCTTTCCGCCACTGCCATAGCACCTGATCGAGCACCCCCACATAAGTTCCTGGCCGACAGCGTTGAAGATTTCGCATCACCACATTTCGTTTGATCATACTGTTCTGATATCGCTCAGAATCTTCGATGCTATAGGGTGGATCTGCTAGAATCAAATCGTAATTTTCCAGCGGCACCCCTGTCAGCGTCTGGGCATCGTCCACGAAAGTTGGATTCAATGTTGGATTAATGTCTACCGTATCGCCGGGGAAGGCTTCAAGATCGACCTGACCGCTAAATAGGTGAAGCGTCCGCGAAATGTCCGGGAACAACGCGCGAACACGCCGCAAGTAGGTATTGGGGTAGCCCCCGTAGTAGCCGGACTTAACCTGATAGTTGTTGCCTAAAATCCAGGTCCCAACAACACGACCATCACCAGCAATGAAGAGTCCCTGCGGGAATCCGGTAACTTGATGATAGTTGTCAAGTCTGTCTTGCCAGTTCATAAAATACGGCTGCCCTATGATGCATTATCCAAATCGATCATCACGCGCTTGATGTAGTTCGCACCGTCGAGCAGTTCTTCATATAGATGTTGCAGCCACTGACGATGTGTTAAATCCGGCCGCATCAAATTGGTGCCGTATTTCAATTGGCCTAGCGTAGCCCGTTTCATGATATCACGGGTGACCGCTGCTGCCACTGGGCATATTTCTTCATCAGTATTTGACATGCCTTAGCATTAACCTAGATAAGTCTAATTGTAAAGCTTTATATGGTGTGATGGCGTCAGATACCATTCGAGCAGCTCCTGGCTTCCGGCCCGTTCCAGGCGCAAGAGCGACACATGACTTTTGCCAAAAGCTTTAGCCGCTCCCCTGCTCCCGAGCCCGGATCGCCGCCGCCACACACGAAGCTCTTCGGTAATTGTCGGATTCAGGTCTGTCGTCTGCTGACAGATGAGGTCAGGGGGATCAAACCGATCTGCTTCAAAGCCGACCCAGCGCCCTTTTGCGACACCAAACCTATTCGCAGCCTCAACCAAAGAAAAACCTTGACGTTGTCGCCACGTCCAAATTAATTCGCCAAGTGTCATTACAGTTTTCAACTTATAAGTGCCCGCACGAGAGCTATTGTCGGTAGGTGATGATACCCCATCACAATAGCCTGCGCTTCTAGTTCTGCACGTGTCGCACCGATATAGATTGCGCGCGCCAATCCAGCAGTTAATAACAGATAGTTACGGTTAACTTGTAGCAAAAGATGGGCTTTTCCGCCGGAAGCCTGCCATGATTCCAAGAACGTGACCTGTTCGAGCATCAGATGGTGAATGCGGACAGGGGTGGACGCCCGTTTTGGCCAATCTTCCAACTCTTTGAGCTCAAGCCAACCGGTGTGCCCCTGAATACAGTAAAGCACATCTGATATACCAGCCTCAGTTTTCGATTCAATCCGCACCAGCCGGCCATACGGACTTAGATTTGCCCGCAGCGTTCGCCAGAGCCCACGTTCACTGGTCACTTGACGGCAGGTCCGGCACCGCTAACATTTTTCCGAACCAAAATCGCCCTTCAGGGCCGCAAAACCCACCCACCTCGCGGGCATTAGCACATAATACCGCGGTTTTTTCACCGGTTACTGGCGATAGCAATAGCGGATAGTGACAGCTAATCCCTACCACGTGACAACACGATATACACGTTTTCATTTCCTACTCCAATGTTTTAATCGATTTCGGTGAATCCGTTATGATATGGGCTGCAAGGCCCTCGGTTTTAGTCGGCCGTTCAAATTCTATACCAGCCACCAACACGACCGCTCGCCCACTATCTTCAGTCAAGGTGACCCGAATGGATGGTACCGTTTTCGTGTCAAGATTGTCGAGGATCGGTTTTAGATTGTCAACAAGCTGGTGCAATATATTGATAATTTTGTAATTATCATTCAGCATTCTAATTCATCCAAAAATCATGACATCATCGACCGCATCTTTTGCATCATATTCTTCAACAAAATAATCCGCCATATCATCATCCGAGCCTAGTTCGATATCGGAGCCATACCAGCTTATAGCATAAGCACGGGCAGTTTTAATCCACTCTTCAAATTCCATTAGAGGTTCCTTGGCCGCCGTTTCCCTCATTCATCTGCGGCAGTTGGCATAAAGCCGCCCTGAGAGATGTAGCTGTTTAGATCGACGGATTCACCTTTTTCGATGCGGTCGTACAACTGGTGCATCTCGTCGTGCGCGTCGTTGCCTCCGAGGAACCGGAAGGCGGACGTCGCCACGTAGTCGCGGGACAGTTCGAACGCTAGCCATTGTCGGTTTTCCGCTTCTGCAACCTGACCGGTAGTGTTCGATCCGGCAAAGATGTCCAGAACGACGTCACCCGGTTCGGTCAGCATGCGGATAAAGAATTCCGGCAGCTTTGCCGGGAAGCGGGCCGGGTGCTGCTTCTCCCCGACGGCCTTGCATCCGTCGAGATACAGGCCGTTCGACTCAGTATTGGGTATCCGCAGCAGGTTCGACGGGATGGCTCCGCCATTGTCTTTAGCGAAGCCCCTGCCAATGTCGTGGCCTGATGGCCGCAATTTTGGTGTGTAAAAAGCGTCAGGATCGATCAGCAATTTCTTCATGCGGTCGCTGTAGGGGGCCAGAACCTTCGTGATATCGGCCTTCGGCCACGCGGTTTTGCTGAACCACCATACGGTGTTCACGGCATCCTTCGCCCGCAGTTTGCGCTTGTTGACCCATTCGATGGGGCTGGGAAGCTTCGATGGATTGAACCAGTAGAAATCCTCGGCCAGAAAAAAGCCCAGGTCATCACAGAATTTTATAAGAACCCTGAAATTATACAGGCTCCGTGCCGGGGTTCCTTTCTCGTATGATCCGCCGAGGTCCAACACGAAACTACCGTCATCTTTCAAGACGCGATGGACTTCGCGGGCGAAGGCCGCCAGCCAGTCAACATACTCCATCTGGTCCTTGTTCCCGTATGCCTTCTGCCGCTGCAACGCGAAGGGCGGCGACGTGAAAACGAGATTGATGCTGTTGTCGGGAAGCTGCGCCAGAAGTTCAATCGAGTCGCCGCAATATGCTGCCCCCGAATCGGTCAAGTAAGCTGGGGCAAGGTTCGGGACTCGGAACGCCATGCAGTTTCTAACCTTTCCAGCGTAACGGGTGCGGCGGATTTAGTTTAAGTATTCTCCATCACGAATGGTCATGCACACTCACCCCAGTTATTAGCAATTTTCAACTCTGAAAGCACGGGCACACGCAATCCGATAGCATTTTGCATCATACGCTGAACCTCATGCATGGCTTCCAACCCCACAGGTGTATCCGGCATCGATGCGTTCAGCTCGTCGTGTACGGTGATCAGCATCGAGCCCAAGACTTCGGTAACGCCACTTTCGTGGATGTCTACCATAGCTTTTTTCATCATATCCGCAGCACTCCCCTGTAACACGCGGTTTAGTGCGGCATAAGTCTGATACCGTGTGATGCGGTGGCCATATTTTTCACGGGCCTGTTCATAGGGTAGGGGTGGATAGACTTTCTGGCGATTGTTCACCGGTTCGAACAGGGGGAACCGCTGTCTACGGCCATAAATCGTTGTGACATAACCGCGCGAACCGGCCCGCCGGGTCGCCAGATCCGTCGTCTGTTTGACGAATGGGAACGCAGCCTCGTGCTGGCCCATAAAGACTGTGGCCTCGTCCAGCGAGCACCCAGCGACTGTGGCGATTTTCGCTGCGCCGCCACCATAAATCTTGCAAAAATTCGTGGACTTGACTTGGCTCCGCTTGGACTTGTCCTGCATGTTGACACCCAGCAGCGTGCCAACATATTGATGAAAATCTGTCGCCGGATCGTCGCAGTAGCGCTGACGGGTTTCATCTGATAGCTGTCCCTGCGCATAATGTACAAGTAGGCGGAATTCGATCTGGCTTAAATCGCAGCTGCCCCAACGTTCACCAGTTTCAGGTCTGAAGATACTCCTAATCAAAGCACCAAAAGATTGATCTCTTTTTGGCAAATTTTGAAGATTTGGTGAAGATGAGCTCAGACGAGCGATGGTGCCTGATATACCACCACCATCGCTCTCACGTTTTAGCTGATTAAATTCGCAGTGAATGCGTCCATTTATGGAATGACTTAAGATGTGACCATCAATAAATGTATTAATGATAGTGTCAACAGCTCTGCCCCCAATAATCAGGTCAACGAGCTCATCCCCAGCGTGGCTTTGCAGCCACGCCTTTTGAATCTGTGGTTTTCGCGTCTTTGGGGTCAAAGGAACATCCAACCCCCTGTTCTTCAAGGCTTCCGCAAACGATTCTGACGCACGTAGTTCAGCCTTCGGACCTGCAAGACGCTTCAAGCGTCCCATTATTTCCGCGCGTTCGCGGACGAGACGTTCTCGCACTTCTTCCGTTTGTTCGATCGACACAGCAACGCCGCGTCGGCGCATGCCAAGCAGCACCGGAAGCAGTCTTGATTCCAGGTCGAACAGCTCCGTCAGACCCTGCTCTTCGAGCTTAGCTAGTTGCAGGGGGAGGATGCGTAGAGGGAGGTCCGCATCGCCCTCACCATAATCGCCGACATAGCCTGCCGGCAGGCGCCACAAATTGCCCTTGATGTCCCCCATCGAATCGCCGAAGCCGTAGGCTTCGGCGGCCTCTCTGAGCAAGCTTTCACGCTTGTTGTCCCCGAGATAGTCAGACGCCAGACTGTCGAGATTGTAACGATCCCGCCATTCATCAATCAGAGGTTCGGCAATTTGCACGTCATGGAAGCGATGAACGTTCGGAAACGTTACCCCCTGTTCAGCCGCGAAATCTAGGTCATAGACCAGATTCGCGCCGACGAGATTACCACAGAACGCGTTTAATTCCGACCGTGCCCAACGCCAGACAATACGTTCATCAAGATTTCCACCGCCTTGATGGCAAATCGGTAAATACCATCGTCGTCCATCATCGGTGCCCAGCGACATGCCAACAACATAAGCACCACGGCGTACGCCCGGACCCAGCTGACGAAGCTGGGGATCGTTAGTTTCAACATCAAATGCTAGATTCTTAACACCGGTTAGGTTCGGTAATTCAGTTGGAGCCATCCAGGTGCTGTCAGGGGTAAGCAGCGGCATCTGGTTGTAATCTTTGACGTGTGCCACTACACAGTCCAGTCGGCGCCGCGACCTTCAAGATCGGCCGTGAATTCACCGTCACGCAGAAAGCCGTGATAACCCGGCACGACAATCGACGGCGTACAAGTGAGGTTTGGCCAGTCACCGGTGACAATCCAACCGGTACCGTTGCTCGACTTGCGGTCAATCTCCCAGGTGGCACCATTCGGGCAGACAACGGTCAATGGATCTCGCTTGTCCGCCCAGTCCCGCCAGTAATGCTTTGACAAAAATTCACCATTCCCCCTGTCCCCAACTTTGAACATTACGTGCAGACCATGACGTTCCCGTTCCCCTGTATGGTCATAATACCATGGGTTTGGCCAACCCATACCGGGCGTGAAGATTCGTCGGTCATTACGGTAGAAACCCTGGGCGACAGCATCGTCGCCCAGTTTCTTATACTCATCCCAACTCAGGAGTTTGGTCAATTTCATTGTCAGAGTCTTTCAGCCAGACATCCGTGCCAATACGTTCCGATACTTCATTTGTGGTTACCGCCAACCTTCGAAGTAGTGATCCAGATCCGCGAGAGCTTCCTTCAGTAAATTGACTGCTTCAGTCGTCCCCTGGTATGTATAAGCATCTTCACCAGGGGTGATCACCATATCCTTCAGCACGCCGCGCGCGCCGCTTGCAACAGCGTCCGCAAGGCCGCCAATGCGACCAAGTGGATGAAATGTTCGCGTCATTCACCGCCCTCCGCTGGTACGAATTGAGCCGCCCACTCTTCTGGAGTTACTCCCGAGAGGATGAATTCACGCGAATCGACGTCTAGGTTGGGGAAGGCTTCTTGAACAAGAGCACCAGCCATATAAGCCGATAGCTGTTCAACAGTGACCGGCAGGTCAAGCGTCCGCCGCTCTCCCGTCAGAGACGATCTCCGTGTTATCAGCATCAATCATGACCTTCAGTTGTGATTTATCTTTATTCGTTATCCGATACTTCAATTCAGCATAAAGCGCGTCGGCCTCTTCAATAGTTTGGCAGACGAAGATCATGCTAACATATAACCCCTTCTGCTTTACAGTAATTTCGGGTAGTATTTCGGACATTGGTGACTCCGTAGTTTGTCTGACATTACCGTTTTCCGGTCCAAACTGCATCCAATAAATTTTCTTGGACTTCTTGAAGAATATAAGCCAAATCAGATGGGTAAATCCACCCAAACCGTAACACTAACTGATTGAGTTGACAACGAAATTCATCTTCAATTGTCTGACAATCATAAAATTTCGTGAATTCCTTCTGCATACTTACCACCGTTCAGAACACACAAACACCGCGTCGGACATTTCCGTCATCACCACCGCTTTATCACAGTTGCAGCGCTTATAGCGCGTGTTAGGCCCGTATAAAGATAAGCGTTACGGCCATCAGTTTGCCGATATTCGTCAATAAGCAGCACGCGACCCCATTCGCTTCCCTGCGCCTTATGCACCGTGCAGGCGTAACCGGGTGCGAAGGGACGGGCGTCGTCTAAGTATCGAAAATTCTCATAATCTGGATCGATACCTTCGATTGTCGGACAAGCTACTACAATGTAGCGGTTCAACTCATCTCGAATGTGTAAATCATCGCCAGGATGGTAATCCTGCGTGATATTATACATGGCTCCGTTGTAGATTTTACGCCAGTGATCGTTTTTCAAACACATCACAGGCTCTCCAGCGAGCATGTAGCCAGCAGGACGTCCATAGAGCCCACGGGTTCGTTTATTGAGCCAGTTTCTGGTCTTGTTTTTCCAGCAAAGTGCAATGTCATGTTGACCGAGCAAATCATCATTCATGTCTGCGGTTACGATGACATCGCCATCGGATTCGTATGTGCCAAAATTTCGAATGCTGTGAGCCTGCCTGATGATTGGTGAATCCCAAGCCTGCCTATGTACCTCATGCAGCGTGTAATCGGATTGTGTAAAATATTGATTATCCATAACTGGCGGAAGCTGACCTGGATCTCCGCAGGCCACAATGCGCGCGCCAGTGTCTGCCAGATCGCGACCAATTTTAGAGCCAACCATTGACACTTCATCGATAAATAGCAGGGCATTTTCCAGCGCCCCTGTCATATGTTTGGTCGAAAATACTGGCCGTTTCTTATTTGGATTTTCATCAGAATCAATGAGCCCTTTAAAGTCATAAATGATCTGATGAATTGTGAAAACCTCAAGACCAGTCTTCGCACGTAAGCCCGATGCTGCTTTAGCTGTATAAGAGCACAATACAGCTTGATCATATTCTCCAGCCAATCTCGCCATTAATGTTGACTTACCTGTTCCAGCAAGTCCTTCATATACAACATGACCTGGGGTAGAGCTATCCAGGAAGTTTTTGACACCGTCGTAGACAGTGAGTTGATCTTGACTGAATTCGACCATTATAGGGACCAGTGCTGATGCATGGGTATTACTACATCAGCACCGGTCCATCTGTAAAGTTAATCTAGGACGAACAGGCCAATTTTCTGGTGTTGGTTGCGGAGGGCGGACAGGGGGATCGGCGCTTTTCCCTGAGGCGCCGTGGCTAATGGTGTGGTTTGCACCTTATCAGCTTCGAGCTTGACAACGAGGCTGGTCAAACGTGCTATTTCACTCTCCAACGCGGCAACATCGGTGGCAGACTTTGTCACTTGCAATATACCGCTCGAAAGTGGATCATATTCCATTAACGAATTCGGTAAGTTTGTCTCGTCATGCACGTTGATCCGCATCGAGCCCAAGACTTTCAGATTGTCCCCCCCGCCTGGAGAACTGAGAATGCTGTCGATCTCGGTCAAGCTCAAGCTCGGTATCATCACTGAATTGCCCACTGTGCCTTATCCTTTTCTCATCACGTGGTAGAATATACGCTTCCCGCAAACGGTACAATGCACCCTTGATTGCATTCGTAGTGATGGTCCTCCTGAATTTACGTGTGCACATCTCCGAAAGCAACTTATCGGGGCGACCTGGATCTTCCCGATAGATAGTTTCCAAGAAGTGCTGCTCCAGGACTGTCCAAGCTTGTGGAGCTATTCTGTCAATTTTTTGAAAAGTCATTTGATCAACTTGATCTATAGCCCACCGCGGAATCTTTTTGGTGTATAACCAGAGCCTTATCTCCGCTAAGGTGACCTTCTGAAAACCATCTACTTGAGATGCGGCCACATAAGCTGTTTTCCAGCCATACATCACACCATTTCGTTTCATCATTATCTTAAATATTAAATCTTTTGGGAAAAGGTGTTGTGTTGCAACAATGTTCTTAGGGTTTTTAACCCTACTCCGCTTGGTTACAAAATTATCAGCTACAGCCAACGCTTCAATGCCATCAACCATCATCCCGTCCTCTCTTCGATTTTGATTTGTTAATTTTCAACAAATCATCCAGGTCATCGATAACGCGCTGGCGCAACGCACCGGCAAGTTCAAGGCTAGCGACGTTTTTAGCATTTTGCAATGCCTGTTTGCTCAAATCTCTCGCATTGATAGCCATAAGATAAGCCCGTGATCGCCATTCAATTTCGAAAACCTTTAAGGTTTTCACTGGGTTAGTTATCATCAAGAGCTCAAAAAGTCTCTGACCAAATTTGGTAAATGGGCATCAAGCCCGGCGGTGCCGAACGATCCACCATCTTCCGGGTCAACAATGTTGGCATGGTTCGCGGCCATCGAACAGCAAATTAGCTTGGCTTGTGGATTGACTTTCTTACGGTATTCCACCAGGGCCTGTGAAGGATGACCAGATCCAGCCCATGTCTCATTATCAGTCAATATGATGAAAGCGTCGAATATCCTCACTTCGCTCATTAAGCCCTCGTCACGCTGGCCCCAACGTGACGTTGATACACTCTTGTCGCCAGAGGCCCAACGGATTGGAGCGGATATGTCGGTGCCTCCCCCTGACGTCGATCTTAAATCGCTGATTCCGGTACGAAGAGTCACCGGTAGGATAGATCTGACACAGGTATCAAACCGCACGACAGTTGCCGCAGGTTCGTTTCTGGCCAACGTGATCGCCATCGCAGCCGCTGCCGTGGCACAGTCGATCGGAGTCCCTGTGCAAGAACCGCTCATCGATCTTGATGTATCCACTCCGATCAAGATCCGCTTGTTCGTCGGCAGGATCGTGGCGAAGGCAGCGTCGTAAGCATTGTCTAATGCACCCACAACAGATGGCAGGGGGAGCCAGCTCAACGTGCCTTTGAATCCGTGTCCTTGCCTATAGATGAGCGCCGCCAATAGGAGCGCGAATGGGTGCACCCGTGCCCGCGCCAAAGACCCGGCATCTTCCAAACGTTCGACCACATAGCACGCGTCAGCATTCCCGGCGACAATGGTGCCATTGGCCGTGATCGTTGCGAGATTCCGGATTAAGGCATGTGGCGGCGTGAGCCTTAGCAACCGGCTCCAGACGGCCTTATCCGCTAGTGCCTCCGTTGGTAGGCACTCACGTGGTAGCCCCCTGGCAATGCCAGCCAGCGCTTGCTGAACAGGGGTCTCGAAGGTGCCTGTCGTCACATCAAGATAATCAGCGATGATTCGGGGTAGATGGTCAAGATTTGTCAGCTTACCGGTGACCCATGCAAACAACGCCATATGGCCGGAAAATTCTGGTTTAGGATGCGCCAGACGCAGGATATCGCGCATGGTCCACCCATCCCGATTCCGGTACTTCAGGATCTGAAATGCCACATCATCCGGCGACTTGTTTAGAAACCAGTCAGCAAAGATCCGCTTTTTGAGGTTTCCCCAGCCACCAAGCGAATCCACCATCGCCGCGAAATGCAGCAAATGCATACCAATTCTGACAACTGATGGCACCAGCTCCGCTACACGACGTCGGGTAGCGATGTCCCCATGCTTTAAGCACAAAGCCAGAACAAACAGCTGCTGGTCAACCTTCGGCGTGCGATTAGAGATATTGATCATCGCAGCGGCATCAGCAACGCGCACACCATCCGCTTTGATGCAGCGAATCACACAGGTCGCATTTTGCTCTTTAAGTTTTTCTTGGCCTACATAATAAGTACCTTTTTCACTACCCAGAATCAAAAAGCGATTCAAACGTTCCCAATCATCCAGCTCAAAGCTGTAGCCGCCGGCATTATTCGGCACCATTTCAGCTTCACGGCCTGGAATCGGCTGGTTCTGCGGTGTCAGAACGGACTTACGGTTCTTCACATACACGTTGGTCATCTTCTATTCCTTCGATAGAATCAAAACGGCCCGGACAGAGGGGCTAGTTGTCCGGGCCGTTGTAAAGTGATGCTAGTAAGTCTTTAATGTCACACGTTGGATCAGTTGATAACTGATAAACGACACTACCCGACTAGCATCACGATTTAGAGCGACAGTAAGTATTTTATGAATTCGCGATCATCCTAGCGATAAACGAACTCATCCGACTGTCACCAACAAACAAACTTCAGTGTCGAGTAAAAATTCAAAGTTGATATACGCGCGCTCTACCAGCTGAGCTACCCTAGGATTTACCCTAGGAGAAGGACTCGAACCTTCGACCTCGTCCGCCAAAAGGATAATCAACCTCATCCGACTCGACACAGACTTCATACTGCTATGGCGGTCTGCTGTAAAGCTAAAAGTGTCGAATCTTTCTCCAGAATTTTGCGGAATTGCCGCCAGCCACGAAAATTACCATGCTCGGAACAGTGAGCATTCGTCGGATCAGGGGTAGCTTGATGTTCGGATGGGCTGGCATGCAGCGGCTTCGCACCAACCAAACGATCGTAAAGCTCCAAATCCTTAGCAGTTTGAGGTACTTTGCCTTCGTGTGTCAAAAACGACACACGTGCGCAGCGAGCCACACTTATTTTCAACTGTGCCTGTAGATTCAGCTGACTGCGTTCAATCAAGTTGACATATGGAATATGCCATTCACCAGCATGTAGAATTTGTGGGCCACTTAACACCATCTCATCACGAATGGCTTGAGCCAATTCTTGCATTTCCGGTGCGGCGTCTGGATGGCAACGCAATTCTTCAAAGTTTGACCACTCTGTCGATGTCACAATCACATTGATATGGGACCATGGCTCCAATAGTCGATTCACGATGGATTTGTGTACACCACGAGCTACCATATTCTTGGCCACACGAACCATCTCGGCCATGGCGTCTATCCATAAACTCTCCAATTCAAAAACTTCGAGAGGGTCGAAAATTTCATGTGCCTGCATACCAGGTCTGTTTTTACCCCATTCACATGGACGTACTGGATCGCGCTCAAGCGATTCGATGATACGCTCAACAGGGGTTGCCCGCGAAGAGCTCGCGTTTCTTGAAAACACACGATGAGTCAAAAATTCCGGATGAATGAAGCGCGGGTATTTCAATTGTAATGTTGTGAGGCGAACACCGTGATCGTAATAGCTGTCTGCTATAACTCTTACAGTTGTTGTCATCTGATACTCTCCATCTATTAGAAGCCGATATCTCCCCAGTCACCACTCAAGCTCGATTTGGCATAATCTGTCGAGCGTTGTTCGAAAAAGTTGACGTGTTCTGCACCGTTGACGATGTGATCGATCCAGGACAGGGGGGTGACACGTTGTCCATAGATCGGATGGTAGCCAAGCTGTTCCATCCGGCGGTCCGCGATATGGCGGATATGGAGCTTTACGTCCTCCGGCGATAAACCTTCGATTCCCCCCTGCTCAAACGCAAGGTCAATAAAGTGATCCTCTAGCTCGACCATCTCCTGGGCGATGTGCGCTATCTCGGGATAGAGGTTCTGTCCTGAGAGATGCGGATTTTCGTCAAGCAACGCTCTGAATAGCTTAATCATATATTCGACGTGTAAACTCTCATCGCGAATCGAATAGGTGATGATCGAATTCATGCCCTGCATTTTGCCGTAACGGGCAAAATTCTGAAGAATCGCAAACGACGAAAATAGCTGCATGCCTTCACCGAAAGCAGAAAAGACTGCCAGATCAATCGCTAGATTCCGAATTGGATCAGGGTTTTGTCGGTTCCGGAACATGAATTCATGCTTAGCACGCATTTCTTTATAAGAGTGAAATGCACGATATTCTGACTCAGGCATACCAACGGTGTCGAGCAACATCGAATAGGCGTGCATATGAGTCGCTTCCATCGAGGCAAACGCACCCATCATCATACGTATCTCGGGATGCCCAAATTTCGGCAGGAACCGCTCATAGTATCCGCTTGCAATGTCGGCGTCTGTCTGCGTGAAAAACCGGAAGATTTGCGTCAGAAGATTACGTTCAGGGGGTGACAGCCGCAGATTCCAATCCTTCACGTCGTTCAGTAGCGGCACCTCTTCAGGCAACCATTCAATTTTCTTCTGAAGCTGATACCCATCAAACGCCCAGCCATAGTGGAATGGTTTATAATATTCGCGGCTATCTAGCAAACTCATTTGCGACTCCTCAGCCCTGACAAGCAACGCAATCCGAATTCATAACCGCCTCGATATCCGACATTTCGATCGGCTTTAGGACGACGGCATGGGAGAGGATTTCCGCAGATCGCACACTCTTGCTACGGCAGTAGTAGAGCGATTTCAATCCGAATTTCCAGGCAGCTAGATGGGCGAAATGCACGTCTTTGACGTTTGCATTGCCAGCAAAAAACAGATTTGTTGAAGCTGCTTGGCAAATATATGGAGTGCGTTGCGCGGCCAATTTGATAATGGCTAGCTGATCAATCTCCATAGCGGTCCGGAAAATTAGTTTTTGTTCAGACGTAAGGAAATCTAGGTGCTGAACTGATCCACGCCGGGTAACAATATTCGACCATACTTCGTCGGTGTCTTGGTCGATGCCAGCTAAGAGCTTTTGTAGTAATTTATTTTTGACAAAACCACTACCTGATAGGGTTTTCGATGTGAATGCGTTGGCAGCTGACGGCTCTATGCCGGGGGAGACCTCTCCGCAGATAATTGAGCTGGTCGCGTTTGGGGCGATCGCCAAAACATGCATAAACCGCTTATCCCCCTGCCCCCCCTCAAGCGAATCAGGGCAGGGGCCGCGCTCAATTGCCAGCTTCGCATTGGCTTTGTCAGCATATGCACGCAAGCGTCTGAAGATGACATCATTCCAGAAGGTTGCTCGATCTGAATCGAACGGCATGCTCTGGTCTTGTAAGAAGGTGTGCCAGCCCATGACACCCAGGCCAACTGAGCGTTCCCGACTTGCACTGTAGACAGCATCACCTAGTTCAGGGGGAGCTAGCGTTATGAAGGACGTCAGCACATTATCCAGCATGCGGAGCATGTCTTCGACCAATTGCTCGCAGGGTTTGCCACCCCATTGCGCATATGTCGCCAAATTCAAACTGGAAAGGCAACAAACCGCGGTGCGCTTGCGCCCATAAATATCCTGACCAGTAGCCAAAGTTATTTCGGTACAAAGATTGCTATTCTTACACCGCAACCCTAACGCGGTCTGTTCAGGGGGGAAGGCGCGATTGACAGCTCCCGAAAAGATCAGATACGGCTCCCCTGTTTCGATGCGCGTTTCCAGAATACTCCGCCACAAAGCGCGCGCTGAAATCGTCTTGACGACCTGATTCGTGTGGGGGTCAACCAGGGGCCAGGAATCGTCCGCGTCACGATCGGCCGTGCACCGGTCGATGATTGCCATAAATGCGTCAGACACCATCAAACCGTGGTGGAGATTCAGTGTCTTACGATTAGAATCGCCGCCTTGCGGCTTGCGCATGACGATGAATTCTTCGACTTCCGGGTGATCGATGTCCACATAGGCTGCGTAAGATCCCCGACGGGTCGAGCCTTGTGCGAAGGCTAGGATAATAGAATCCATTGGCTTGATAAACGGAATCAGCCCACTGGATTCGCTACCATAGCGCGTCTTCTGCCCGTTCGATCGGATGCCTCCAACATAGGCGCCGATACCACCACCGACCGAACTCAGCCAACCATTTTCGGTATAGTGTTGAAGTATTCCACCGCGCGAATCTTCTACATCATTCAAGAAGCAACTAATCGGTAGACCACGTCGCGTCCCGCCGTTGGCGAGAACAGGGGTAGCAAACCCGAACCACTGTTTGCTGGCGTATTCATAGAGTCGTTGAGCATGTTCGAGATCATCACCAAAAGCGGCACAGACACGGGCAAATGCCTGCTGCGGCGACGTCTCCCCGTTAACCATATAGCGGTCATGTAAAGTCAGATGACCTAATGGGGTGATAATCGCGTCACGTGACAGATCGATTTCAATATCTGCTGGATCAATCACAAGAGACTCCCATTTTTCTCAAGCTGAACAAATCCGCGTCGTCAATGCACCAGCATATTCGGAGGTCGTTCAGAGGCGAGCATAGCTTGGGCTTGATTCAGTATCTGGGTAAATTCCACGCCCCCGGCATGAGCCAACCCCATCACGGCGGCCACGATCAGCACGGCATCCCGCTCACAACATTGCGGGCACTGACACATCGTGGCCATAGAGACACTAACGAATCCAATGCGATCGTCTATCGGTTCGACCGAATGGTCGATGCTTACAATCACTTTGGCCAACACGTCGTCATTTTGATTATTGTGGCTCTTCGTCATGTCCGTAACCTCCTACCAATGGGCCGTGAAATTCCATAATGAGGTCGTCTGTGACTCGCAGTCGTATTGACTTATGATAAAATCCACCAGTCGTCTTATGAGACGTTTCATGGAATTCTTTCATCTGATCTTCGAGATTCTTAAACTGTTCATACGTCAAGTGTGTATAAATCACGCTCATTAGATAGCCTTTTCGTATTATTGATTATCCAGTCACGAACATTAACTGCCACAGTGACGTATTCACGGGATGGTTTACCAGTGATCTCTTGGCCCGGACGGTAAGCAGCCCAAATCTGATTCCGTAGAATCGTCGGTAACGAAAACCAATGCATCCGACAGCCCCACATGGCAGGGGGGACAGCGATCTCACAACCCGGCCAATGACAAGTGTGTTTACGGTACTGAGACTGACTTCCTACGTAATTAACTTTTGCCGCGATGGTCATCGTTACCCCTACCTAGCTCTGGAAACATTGGTATCTGCCGCAAATCAAACTCTGGTCCGGATGGCGGGCACAGGGGGCATTCCAGCTCTCTGGGCCAACCTTTCTGGACAACTTCAACATGATGCCCACACGCTAACTGGCAACACCAGCTAGCCGGTTCTCTACCTTTCAGTTTGCGTGATCTTATGACACGATGATTCACGGGCCAGCGAGACGAAGCACAATATGAGTCTTTGTTCGATCAATGACCTTGTAGGTGATGTTCTCAAGATCATCGATCGACAGTACAACATCATCTCCAATACCTAGATGTTGGAACACGTCGGTACCTCCGATCTCGATCACCGGCGATGTTTCTGCCAGCGCTCGGAATATCTTACTACCGATATGATTCCGCTCTGATATCACACGAACCCCCTGTCCTTCGCGAGCCAGCCAGGAAGAACAAATACAGAAGTATCACCTATTCGCTCTACCAGCGATTTGGGCAACCAGACAACTGTATCATCACCATCGCTGACGCTCCAGCCGAGATCAGTCTCCCCCAGGACGTCCAGCACCAGTTCAACTGTCTCATCGTCACGGGGCATGTTTGACAGCGTCGGTCAAGGATTTGCCAGGGGGATACAGCGCAATCAGCGTGTGATCAGGCCGTAAGCGATAACCGACTCCAAGGTCACGCCACAAGCAGTAGGCGTGCTGCGCGACTCGTGTTGCCGTCACACCGACGGCATTAGCCATGTCTTCAAGCGTATGGCTTACGTTACTGTCTGACATCATAGTCAATATCTTGTGGCGTGTGGTACCCGCTCGAATTTGGCCAAGCTCAGTGGCTGACTTCGGGGGCTTGCCACCGCCTGGACGCTTACGCTGTTGAGTTGTCATCAAAATCTCCAAGTTCAAAACGCAGCTATTTATAGCCGACGTGTTGCCGATTTGTAAATGCCATTTTGCTAAAATTGATAGCCACGACGCGTAGGATTCAAGATGACAAGACGTTCACGGGCACGCGTTACAGCCACATACTGAACTCTACGTTCGGCATCAGGATTTAATTCCATCCCTTTACGTACCCGCTTGGTCAATTCTGGTAAGAGAAATACATTATCGGCCTCTAACCCCTTAGCTCCGTGGATGGTGCTGATGCGAACACGTGGCTCGATGTGTCGATCATCTCCTTTCTTACGCATACTGAAAACGTCTTCGCCACGACGCCGCAACCCGCGAATATAACTGCGGTCCTCAGCGGGAATTTCATGCATAGCTTCATACCAGACAGGCATCGTCGGATCAGCCTTACGATCGCGTTCGTATTCCTGGATATCGCGGATGACACCACCGTCAATTGCCGGCTGCCCCATCCGCGAATACGCTACCCCCTGCGCCCGCGCAATATTCACCAGTTGTTTCAATTGGTAACGAGTCCTAGCTAACATCAGCCAGCGACCAGAAGATAGATCTAACTGATTAATATCTCCCAAATATTCAACTTCTCCAACAGCATCGCGTGGATGCCAAGTTTTAGGATTCCGCTTTTCTATGTTTGCGACAACATCTGAAGCAACATTGAAAATTGTTTTAGGAAGGCGATAAGATTGGCTTAGAACTTCGCGTTGGCCGCCCCAATCGAATAGACGGTCCGATTTTGCACCGCACCATCCATAGAGAGTCTGGTCATCGTCACCAGCCACCCAGAGATCGTCAATCTGTCCGAATGCACGATCCACGACCTGCCATGCGAGAGGGGTTAGATCTTGGGCTTCATCGATGATCGCGACGGAGACATTCGGTGCGATGCCTCTCGCAGCATATTGTTCGAGCATGTCGGTAAAATCGACCTTGCCAATGTCGTCACGGAACAGTGTGTAGGCGTCAGCGAATCTCTTGGCACGATGATAGTTAACTTCGAGGCCGGTTTCGTGCCACGCACTTTTGACATCCATACCAGTGGCGCGTGCGTATTGATCTAAAAATAGAAAACCATCACCATCCTCACCCAACGTAGGCGAATCCAAATCATGATGGCCTGTTAGATTTTCCCCAACAACTTCGCCAAATCTATGAAGATCTTCACGATCGAGCACGTCCACACGACGCAGTGCAAGTTCACGAAAAGCAAGAGAATGTAGTGTTCGGAAATACGGTAACTGTTGAGGGTCAAGACCAAACTTGATGCAGGCACGTTCCGTGGCTTCAGTGACTGCTGCTCGGGTAAATGAACAGAACGCAATGTGCTCGGGTTTGACCCCTCTAGCTAACACCTTTTCCATCTCATTAAGCAATCGGTGGGTCTTACCGGTCCCTGGTGGCCCTAGCAGCAATGTTTGGGTCAAAATCGTGATTCCTGGTTGTCGCGAGGCACATTGAAATCTTCAGTTTGCAGGGCTTCCGCCCCAGGCACAACGAAGTATTCGCACGTTAATCCGTTAAATATTTCTCTTTTGCTCAACACGCCTATCTCGTTGAATTTCATGAAAATGTCATCCAATCTTGTTGGCTGGCCTTTTTCACGCAAATACTCCATGAAATCTTCCACCACAAAATAGTAATTACCATTCTTCACGAAAGGCTTTCCAGATGTAATTTCTTCAAGATCTTTAGCGATGACACGACCACTACAAAATTTCACGATGTGTCTATAGAATTGACCCTTTTCCAACAATGCTGAAGTAACTTCAACATTTATCAACGTGGCCATGGCATTGTTAACTATAATGGCCCAACTTGATGGATTAGTGATCCCTACATCCCAGCCAGTATCGTTCATCAGCTTGACACGAAATTCTCGTTGGTTAAGTATATGCTTAGCCTTAAATTTTAATTTTTTACCCCTTATGGTCCATTCGAAAGTGGCGTCATCCGTGCCGTAGCGAACAAGCTGTCCAAAGTCACCACCACTGAGTCCAGGCGTAGACGCTCCGTTTACTCCGCGCACCCTGAGTGGATCTACAATTCCAAATTTTCTCAGTTTGCAGGCGGCGTTGTCGCAATGCTCTACGAGCGGAGATTCATTGCAACGATATTGATAATTCTTATTGAGGGCGCTTCCAACACGCGCACGTACATCGCTTAAATGAACTGGAGGATTGAAATATTTCGAATTAATCTCAGAGATCGCAGAGATCATCTTATCCCGATTGCCGCGAAACACTTTTTTATAATAAATAGCAAGGTTGAAAAGAACTTCAGATCTCCGGCTGAGCCCAGCCCGAACTTCACCATTTACAAGCAGGGCGTTTAGACAGGGGGGACCCCATGGGAGGGTGTCGTCGGCCCCTTCATTGGAAGATGCTATGGCGTCCGCTTGGAGCTTGGTCTCGCTGAAATCCGCGAGAAGTGCGGGATCAATAGCGCGATCACGGGCTATCTGAATGAATTCTTCCGCTGAAAGCGCATTACCATCTGAATCCAACGCATAACGCAGCCCATAATCGATGTTCTGGTAAGGCATGTTGAGCCAGCTACCGAGACTGGATTCTTTTCCGGACCCATCGCAGCTCGGACACTGTTCACCATTCACCCCGCCGGACCCCCTGCATTCAGCGCAGGCATCCTGATTTTCTGTAAGCACATTCTGCTTCGGGAAAATCTCGGTCTTGGTAGACCAACCAAGAATTTTGACGAACAAAAAGAGCTTTGATCTGACAGCAGCAGCGGATTCTGGCCGCGTCAGAAACAGGAAAAGATGGCCGCCCCCCGATTTCGATCTGATTAGCGTCAGAGGAAGCGCGAGATCTGAGACCCGCTTGGCAACTGATTTATGGTCAACGGGATATTCATCAACGTCGATCGCACCCCAGGTACAGGTCCCATCGCGGCGCAGAGGTGGGACACCGAGATGCATGTCGCCGGCAAGATGCCGCTGCCAGTCAGTCTCAGTAGCAGGCCCAGTCTTAATCCACGTTCCGCGGCCTAATGCTTTGCCTTTTGATGATTTTTGGCCTGATAGCAAGTATTGCCCATGAGCGTGCTCTAAGCCGGCAAATAATTCGCAAAAATCGCCGGCTAATGTTGACAAAGCCATCTCCCCAAGAATCGGAAAGGCGCCGGAGCGCCCTTCCTGGTGATGATTAGGTTAGAACGGGATGTCGTCTTCGTTTTCGGGCTGCTGCCCAGCTGTGACATAGTCGGCTGTGACACGGCCTTCCCGGATCTGCTGGTAGAATGCCTTGGCCTCGCCGACGAGGAAGCTACGCGGAGACAGCATGGAATCTGCTGGATTCCCGTTGGCTAGATTGATACGCCAACCGTAGAACGAGCCTTTCTTATTACGTTCCGACTGCGTCCCGAAATTCCACCGCCATGCCCACATCGGTGGGTTTCGCGGATCGCGCATGTACTTGTTCAACCGCTGCATGAGCATCTGGTATTTTTTGATCTGCGTCGAGGCGAACGCGATCATCGCGGGGGAACATTGCTCATCAGCCAGCCCGGCGGCAATGGCCAGACCGAACAGGGGGAACGTCTCCACCAGCTCGTCCTGGTCTGGCAAAATCAGCTTGTTGAAAGCGCCTTGTGCCTTTTTGAGCTCAGCAATGATGGGATCGGACACCGCCAGAACTTTGACGAATCCGCCGCCGGCACCGCCATTAACCCGTTGGTGCCACTGGACATATTGGTGATCGCGGCTGACTGGTATGAAAGTGATTCCAACCTTGCCGTCAAAGACCTCTTTGGTGCCGGTATCAATGATCATTCCAGCTTTGGCACCAACCACATAAGCACCCTCGGCCTCGTTCACCTCTGGACTGTTAGACTGCAAGATCCGCAGTTGCGGCGGACGACCAAAATCGTCAGCGGTGGCGCCATCCATACCCAGGCCAGCTGTGCCCTCATAGACGTCGTCCTGCGTCACCAGCGCCTGTTCCAGCTCGACTGGAGGTGCCTCGTGTTCGTGCTCTCGTGTTACCGTCTTGGTAATCATCCATAGTCTCCATTCTCGTTAGCCGGCAGGAACCGCGCCGGTGGCGGCAGGGGGACAGCTACAGAGGACCGTCTCCCTTTGGGCGGGATACGACACTCTTCCGGAGGAACGTTACGTTAAACGTATCAGGAATGTCGTAACCTTCTCTAAACATCTCGCGAACGAAACCATTCAATGTCTGCGGATGCACAAACGTTTTGTCGTCTACCTTCTGTTTCGGTAGGTGCATGCCAAGCCAGCTTTTCAACTTTTTGGCAATGTCGTCTTCACCCTTACCGAAACCGATCTTGAGCTCGTGCTTGACGATATCGGCGTGGTTGTTGTTTTGTAGCCATTCCAACATCAGCGGCTTTTGGTCATTTGTCGGACTGGCTACGATCGATGTGACGATTTCAACCTTACGTCCACCATTCAGTGTATAGTTTTCAATACCGGCCAGTTGCATGGCATCCGGTAACTCACGTTCCTGGATTCTGCGGAGATCCGCTTTCGATTGATCTAGGTCCCTTTCGAGCAGTTCAATGTAATCTTCAAGTTGAGTTTGTCGTTGAGCAAGTCCAATCACGACAGACAACTGTTCCCCGCTCGGACCTTGCGGGACGTCATCCATCGTGTCAGCCCATTCGCTGACAACGTTGTTCTCGTTATGCATTGGATGCCCTCCGTCTGGATTACTGCACCCGCCCTGATCGGCGGGTCAAGCGCGAATAGTGTTGAAAATAGTGGGTGGTGGCCTCGGTTCCCCCCTGATCGACGGGAGAGGACTGTGCACCGATTCGGGTTCGGTCGTCAACTGTAAAGTAAAAGCGACCGAATCTCTTGATGGCTCTGGTCTAAATACCAAGTGTAGCGTTAACAACGTCAATTGCCCAATAAATGTTGTTAGGTGTTGGGCATCCGCGCTGATGTATTCGAAGTTCTTGTTGTTGAAATATATCCCAATGAAGATGAAAATGAATTAGATCAAGTGCCATCTGTAGGCTTGTCATATTCCGACTTAGATATTTCAGAAACTCTACTTCAGGCATCAGATCCCGGAGGTTCATCAATAATCCACCGCGCTGCTGATAGAGTTCCAAAAGTTCGAGATGCTGCCTGCGTGTCATCAATTGACCCCCTTAACGATTGATCGATGATGTTGGGTTATGGGCTATTACCAATTGATGGGTCAATCCAGAATTTCGAGGTGCGACTAACTGGGCACACACTCCGTACGAAGCCTAACGATATCGTCATTGCCTCTTGACTCAATTAACCCTTGGATATGTCAACCAGATGTGAGATATTGGGTATATCGTCAAATCAAAACAGGATAAAATCCATGGCTGCAAAGCTCGAAATTGACATCGCTAGCCGCGATAGGGTCTACACCAAACTTACCAAAGAGATTGAGCGAATCGGTAGCCAGGGGGCGTTTGCGCGCCAGAATGGTATTGATCAATCACAACTATCATTGGTAGTATCGGGTCGCATTGATCCACCTCCGGTTGTCCTAAAGGCTATCGGCTACAAGCGTAAGGTGATCTATTACGCGGAACGAAATTAATCGAATACGCGTTTCAGGTCGCCTAAAACCTGCTCACTCAACTCTTTTCCATCGCGAAGCGCGGCAATAATCTTTTCATCTGGAGTCGCTTCGGCGACAAGATCGATATAAAGCACAGATTCGGTGCGTTTCAGGGACTGCGCCCGGTCCTCGCTCTGATTACGCCACCGCAAGCTCCAGTCATGGGCATAGTACACCACAAAATTAGCCGCAGATAAATCCAATCCCCTTCCTGCCGCGCGCGGGTTCGCCACAAAATATTGCGCGTTACCAGCCTGGAAGTTCTGGATCGCCTCAATGCGTTGGTCAGGGGGAACCTGCCCGTCATAGCGCACAGCGTTCCGTAAACTTCCCATCACCGCCTCCACGTCTGGAACAAACCGTGTCCATATGATTCCTTGTCCCGTCAACGGTTCCAGCACAGTCTGAAGCGTTTCCAGGCGAGGGTTTTTGTCGGGATCGACCACAGCCACGCGGCGACTTTGCCCCAACACGCCGCGATCGTCGCAGTTCGCGCACCCCTCCCCCTGACACCCCTCACAGATTCGCAGATCCCCATCGATCGGTAAGTGGTTGCTGGCAACCTGCTGGAGCCGCAGCAAGCGCGTCAGCACAATGTTTGCGGTCACCACCTTTCCGGCGAGCTCTGCACGAAACTCCATCTTCAGTTCGTTGAAAATCCGCTGTTGAACAGGTGAGAGCGCGAAATAGCGTCGCTCGAAAACCTTCGGAGGGAGATCAGCACAGTCCGCGCGGGTGACGCGAAACGCGAACGGCTTCAGTTTCTGTGCTAATTCATCAAGATTCTTGTAGCCAACAACGGTTTCGATCTGTTTGTTACCAATGAAACAGCTACCACGGCATCGTTCGCAACGAACGCCACCATCAAACCAACCGTTTCCGCCACAATTATCGCAGATTCGGTTATGCTCACCAACATCTCGGGTTTCTTGCTCGGTGTAGCGCGCCTTGAACGCCACATAAGTCGAAGCGCCTAGCAGCCCTGGCTCCAGGAATTGCGTCTGTGCATAGAGGCCAAGCGGTTTGGCATCCGCCGGCGTACCATCCGCGATTCTACGGATAATGGAACGCCGGGCCACACGTAACGCCACCTTTGTTCTGGCAGCGCCGGGGCTGGAAATATCAATGCTCTCGTCCAAAGCTACGAAGGTGCGCCGGGCTTGGAACCATTTGGTGAGATAGGTTTTGGCGGCCGTGGTGATGAGTGCGTCGATGTTCATACTTAAGATCGACAGGCCGCCGTGTCGGAGTAAACCCGTCAGATCCACCATAGCGGCCTTGGTTGCCATCTTGCCGGATCGCCATAACACGATCTTGTGGTTAACAGTTTCCGTTAGATGGATCTGGACCTCATCCAACCAGTTCCGGGCAACGCCATTCGGGGCAATGATGAGCAGCCCGTTTATATGGCCGGCATGGTATTGGTAAGCGGCTGTGTCCAAGATGATCTTGGTCTTACCGCAGCGTTGTTCCAAGAATAACGCTGCGTAAGGCATGTCTTTACTCTGTTTGTAAATGTCGAGCTGGTGTTTGTAAGGTGTGGTTTTGAATATTTCCATGGTCTACTTTTTCAATTGTGGCACCGCTGCTAAGGCGACCTATGCTGGGGATGGGCTGGATCGATCCAAGGGGACGTTTGTGGTCGGGCAGGGCGGTGCCCGCGCACCGCCCTGGTTATCGTTCCGCCACGCTATCCAGCCTGATCCGTTTGGAAATTAGCTGTCGGCTGTGGAGCGTGCAATGCTTTTGAGGTCATTCAGGTCGATGAATCCATCGGCCTGACGCCGCAAACTGTCACTGACGTGCTGCGGTTGAGTGCGAACGGTGCTGACAACAGTAACCCTCGCACCCTTCCGCTGGATGATATCCACCGGCAGTCTGAGTTCCGCCGATCCTGCACAAATGTAAAAATGATCGATTCTGTCTGCTAGTTCTAGCATATGGCAGGCCATATCGACATTGAAACGAGGCTTTTCCGCTTCCCCATCATCTGGCCGGGACACAACCACGAAGCCGTTGCGAGAGGCCCAATCAACCAGCCGACGGACAGGGGAGTATTCCTCGCCTGTCGGGATGCTGTTGTAGTATAGAGCACGTACGCAACGGCCTTGTGAGTTGAACCATTTCAACAATTTATCGTAGTCGATGTCGATTCCTAGCGCACGGCTGGCGTGGTGAATGTTCGTGCCATCAATGATGATGGCGATCCGATCTTGCATGTAATTGACCTTGAGTCTAAAGATAGATAGACTGTTGAAAAATAAGCAAATTTGTCAAGAAATTTCGACAGGTGTCAGGGGGATTTGTGGTGGACCTCCATATTACCGATGCTGCCTAATGCAAGCCATAGATAGTATTGACAAGTGACGTCGTCAATAAGTGACTTGGCGATCATTGTGCGGATTTGGGGGTCAAGTTTGAGAAGTTCGTCAACGACGAGATCTAGAGTTAAGTCTGACATAATATGTCACTGCCTCTAAGTTAAGTGTATGTAACAGGCTAGGTGGTGGGTTAATGAGTCCACGTCGAGTCAATGATACAGCGGCTTGCCCGAGCCCATATTTGACGGCAAATGCCGACTGCGTTCCCGCGATCTGTATAGCCTCTTCAAGACGTTCCAAAACATGAGCAAGACTCTCGGGGTCGGTGCGCTGCGTCATGAGCCCTATATAGCGGGTACGAATCTTTGTGTCCAACGAAAATTAACAGTTGACCGATAAATCGTTGAGCCGTATTGTGGCTTTGCAAATTCGGATGCTCCCCACCATGGGTTTATGGTGATGAGATCAAATGGAGATTGGTATGGACCCCGAGCTGAAACGGCTGTTGGATCAGGGGGAGATGTTACGAATCTTCCGTGATCATCTGCTTTGGGATCAGCCTAGGAGTATGGATTGGCTTACCAGTGATTATAGGACTATTGCAACGGCTCACGGCCTACAGGTTGTCTATGTTCGTTTGGATACAGTGAATTATTTCGATTACGTTAAATTGGCCGATTCCTATCGTGTTGCAGGCGATGAATTGGTCATTGTCAGGTTTCCAACTGGAATGCAGTATTGGTCATGGCGCGATGTCGGTATGTTATGGCGATGGCGGCGTCGGCACACTGTACCGATCCTAGCCAGCGTTTATGATCCAGCCGTACCCCATAGATTTATTGAGCGGATGGGTCTACTCCAAACGCACGATACAGGGGGGACGCGCGGCCTCAAACAGCAAATTCGGAGGTTTTTTCGAGAATGAACAGGAACGAGCTTGAAGCTGATGACAACTACGGAGTTGTCGGTATTTATTGTGACGAACGTGGTTACACATTGACGTTGGGGTATCAGACGTGCATCACAACGCAGTTGTCACCTTACGAAAAAATTGAACTGGCCTCCCTAATGATTCAGCGTTGGGCTGAATACAAACGCACGCTCAAGGTAGTTAAACGATAATGTAATGTCCTGAATGCCAAGGAATCGGCGTTCGTGGTGTTTTTATAGATTCCGCGGACGAATGCTGGTTCGATGTGAGCTCTGTTGGCTGGTTATGTGACGCAACGAGGGAGGTGCCGCTACGTAAACTTCAATGGCTTCTCGCCGGGCATGCCCCATTAAGGTTTGATGGTTGCTTCGATGTGGTCTTGTTCTTCGGCGGTCAGATCAAAATGATCGTAGAGTTCCTGATCTGCCCATGATCGCGTGAAATCCATAATCGGAACCCAGGCGAATTTTTCTTTGGATATGTCCTGAGAAGTCATCCGAGGATTGAGCAGAAATCTCGGCAATTTTCGCGTCAAAAACGCTGCACAACTTCGAGCTTCCTGCTCGGTTTCGAACGACGCGACCACCAAATAAGTCTCCAAACAAACGTGCTGTGGTGGCAACACATCGACTGTACTAAGAACTTTTCGCTGTTCGGCGCCGCGTCCATCACGTCCGGGACCAGCACGTGTCGTGATCACCTTCCAGCGTGGAATAAAAGCAAGTCCATGGACTACTTCGGCGGCATTTATCGGTCTACAGCCCTTCATCGTCCGACAGGTTAAGGTTGTCGCATCAGCAGTGGTGCTGAACCGTGCAAAGTTCGTCGCCAATCCAAAGGGCTTGCGCGACGATACCACCTCGTCAAAAAACCCATTATTATGACTGGCTAGTACCCTTTGGATGACCGTAATGGCTTTAGGCTCACGCACCAACACATCGAAAAGAGATAAATTTACATCGGTTGCGATGTTTTTTGAAGTGAAAGAACAAGTTCCATCATGTGAATTTGCGGCGTGGATAAAGCAGACGCCACCTGAAATCTCGACTGTAGGGAAGACAGCGGCAGAAATAGGAAAATCTACGATCTGCTTGATCTTGCCTGAATTTAGCATTTCGTTGCGAAAACCATCCAGACCTTTCCCTCCGGTGTACCACCTTGCCGGAATGACAAACAATACCTCGGTACCATGCTCTAAAGCATGTTCAAGGAAATTCTGATAGATCGGTCGAGATGATGGTCCATGTCCGCCATCCTGTTCATGATAAGGTGGATTCCCCACAAACACGATCCGGTGTGACATACCTACCTGATAGATTTGATGGTTGCTTCGATGTGGGATCGTTCGTCAGCGGTCAGATC